GTTACAGCTGCTAATGCAGCAGGTGCTTCAGCTACAGCTGCTAGTACTTCAGCTACTAATGCAGCAGCTTCAGCTACTGCTGCAGGAGAGTCAGCTACAGCAAGCGAAACTTCTAAAGTAGCTGCAGTAACTGCAGCAGGTGAAGCTAGTGTTTCAGCTACTCAAGCAGCTACCTCAGCTACTAATGCTAGCGGTTCAGCTACACAAGCTAGTACTTCAGCTACCACAGCTGTTACAGCTGCTAATGCAGCAGGTGCTTCAGCTACAGCTGCTAGTACTTCAGCTACTAATGCAGCAGCTTCAGCTACTGCTGCAGGAGAGTCAGCTACAGCAAGCGAAACTTCTAAAGTAGCTGCAGAAACCTCAGCTACTTCAGCCAGCGTTTCAGCTACTAATGCAGCAGCTTCAGCTACTGCTGCTAGCGGTTCGGCTACATCGTCTGCTACTAGTTTAACACAAGTTCAATCAATTATTAGAAACACATCATTAGGTTTGCCAGTTGATCAATGGTCAAATATATCTAATCAAATAGTTACTATTTCTAACGGAATATCAGGGCAAACGGCTTTAAAATTATTTGGTACTGCACCAAATGCTACTCAAGATAATTTTATACCTTTAAATTCAAAAAAGAAATATAAAGTAAAATTTTGGGCAAAACCAGATGACGCTGGAACAACTACTTTTACGATGCCTTTATATTTTAATCTTAGACAATATACTGATACTTTAACTACTGCAGGTTTACCTAGTGGTAATTTTAAACCACTTGTAACACAACAAGAACATATAAATACGTATGGAGCCTCAACTTGGGGAGAATATAGCTATATATGGGAAGAAGAAGATTGGTTAACTTCTACATTTAAAGTTTTTAAATTTTCCGAACCAAATGTTAATATAAGCACCGGTACATTAGTAACTACTCCACAAAGTGTAGTTGGAATGAGTACTAATGGTTTAGTATCTAGTAATACGCCAATTTGGATTACCGCTAATTCATTTCCCTCTACTAGAAGTATCTATATACCTAGATATATTTACTTAAATGCAGTTAATTTTTTAGCTTTTAATTTTAATAAAGGAGGAGGCGGGTGGGGAGAGTCACCAGATTTGGGTGAAGATTTACTATTACAGTATTCAACCAATAATGGAAGTACTTGGATTAATATGACTAGTGTAAGCACAGAAGATACTACTAGTAATATATGGACTGAAAAAATCTTTGCAGTACCTACAAATGCAAAAACACTAAATGGTGTACTATTAAGATTTATTCAATCTAATTCAAGTGGTTCTAATTTTGATATTTGGGCAGTTACAGAACCTTATGTTTATAATACTACAAGCAAATATTTTAAACCAGAATTTTTAGATCAAGCACTATATCCAGCAACTTCAGGTAACGGGTATAGTAGAGGTTGGCTTATTCAAGATTTTACTATATATGATGTATCAGAGGTTGAAGAGTTATCGGCCACAGTTGAAGATTTATCGGCCACAGTACAACAAGAAATAAATACTAGAGTAAGTGAAACCGGAGATCTTTTTGCACAGTATACTGTAAAAGTAGATACAAATGGATTTACTAGTGGGTTTGGATTAGCTAGTGAAACTGTAAATGGCACCACCTCATCCAGTTTTGATATTCGTGCAGATAAATTTAGTATAGTTAATCCAGGAGTAAATTTAGTTTCTGTTACACAGCTAACACGTAGTAGTACAACTGCAACAATAATAACAGCTACTTCACATGGATTAGTTGCTGGTGATACTTTTACTATACGTGGTGTTACTAATGATACTAATTGGAACGGTTCATATACTGTTGCAACAGTTATTAATACAACACAGTTTACTTTTACAGTTTCTAGTAGTTTGACTACTCCTGGATCAGGAACAATTAAAGTAGGTAAAACAACTGTACCCTTTATTGTTAATAATGGTATAGTGTATATTAATTCTGCTGCTATAGAATCCGCCAGTATTACCAGCGCAAAAATTGAAGATGCAGCTATAACAACTGCAAAAATTGCATCCGCCGCTATTACAGATGCAAAAATTGCATCCGCCGCTATTACTTCAGCAAAAATTGCAGATGCAGCTATTACAGCTGCTAAAATTGGTACTGCAGCTATTACTTCAGCAAAGATTGGAGACTTAGAAGTTAATACTATTAAAATAGCAAATAATGCAGTTACAGTATCTGCAAGTGCATATACTAGCGGATTACAATCTTTTCCTAGCAATAATACAGCTTGGCAAGATGTACAAACAATTACATTTACTACTACAGGTCAGCGAGTATATATTGCATTTTCAGCCCTTCCAAAAACAGGACAATATTCTTCAGGTGATCAAGATATTATTGATCCTCCTTTATTTAGGCTTATACGAGATACAACAGAATTAGTAAATTTAAGTACAACCCCTATTGGTTCTTATTCTGAAACGCCTAGTGCTGGAACATATACTTATAAATTACAAGGAAGGTCTGCTAATAATGTAAACTATGGTAGTAATCAACCTGGAGTTTCTATTCGTTCTATGTTTGTTATTGAGACTAAAAAATGACGTATACTATTTATAATACACAATCCGGTGAAATTTTAAGGATTATTGAAACTGTTCAAGATATAGAGCTTCAATTACAAACAAACGAAGCTTACTTACAAGGTAAGTATAATGATATTACCAACTGGGTAAAAAACGGACAAATAACTTCTAGGCCAGAGCCTCCTACAGAATTTCATAGTTTTGACCCTCAACTTGAGCAATGGGTAGATCCTAGAACTCAAGAACAAATATTAAGTGAAAAATGGCATCAAATAAGAAAGCAAAGAAATCAATTACTACAACAATCAGATTGGACCCAGCTTCCTGATGTACCCATACAAACAAAAGAATTATGGGCTACATACAGACAACAGTTACGCGATGTAACTAATCAAGCTGATCCATTTAACATAACTTGGCCTGTTACTCCTAATTAAAAATAACCGCCCCAGTTTAGGGGCGGTTATTTTTTACATTGACAAATTCTTGCCTTTATGTTACAATAGTTGAAAATAATAGTTTTAAAGCCCTAATTTTTTCGTTATACATAGTACGGGCTGCTAGCCAAATTTTGGAGGAAACAATGCCAGAAAATATAGACCCCTTAATTCAAGTCTTGGGAATGATAGCACTAGCCGTTGTAGCCGCATTTTTTGGCATCCAGCAGCTAATGAAAGGTTGGAAGGCAACCCAAGCTGAGTCTGGGATTATTCAAATCATGCACAGAGAAATAGAGCGCATGAGTGAGCAGAATACAAAACTAAGTCAAGAACTTGGTAGGTTACACGATCAAATTATAGCTCTTAATCGCGAACTAGAAAAACTTACTGTAGAAAATCAACGACTACAGGTAGAGGTAGTTGCACTAACAAATGAAGTTGGCATATTTAAACGCATAGCTAAACAAGGAGTGCCACCAGATGCAACAACCAGCTAAAATTAATTATAAAGTATATCAAGGTGCTACATTTAAAGAAACCTACAGGTGGGAATCGGAAACAAAAGTTTACGTACCTATCGCAAATATTTCTAAAAGTGCTCCTTGTATAATAACTACTCAAACTGCTCTACAAATGCCAAGTAGTTGGAGATTTCGTGTAGTAGGTGCTGGCGGAATGAAAGAAATTAATTCTCAAAGCGAAGATAGCTACTATTTAGCTACTTTAGTTAACAACACCCAAATCACAATAAATCAAGTAAATAGTTTAGGTTATACACAATATACCAGTGGCGGAGTTGTAGAATATAACGACTGGGTAGACTTAACAGGCTATTCAGCACGTATGCAAATTCGTGAATCAGTAGATAGTACACAGGTTTTACATGAAGCAACCACACAGAATGGTCAAATTGTACTAGATCAAACATATAAAACCATTGAATTAACTATACCTGCTTCAGCTACTGAATTGTTTACATTTGAAACTGCAGTGTATTCAATGGAACTATTTACAAATGCAGGAGTAGTAGTACCGTTTTTACAAGGTAATCTTGTTCTTGTCAAGGAGATTACCAGATGACACAAGCCATAGTAACAGAAAAAAATAATACAGTAGTAATAAATACACAAATGCCAAAAACTATTGTTACCGGCATTATGGGACCTCCTGGAAAAAGCACTATAAATGCACTAGAAGATGTTGACGTAACATCTTTAAATGCAGGAAGTATCTTGGTATACAATGCACAAACTCAAAAATGGATTTCAACTACCTTAATGAATCAACAAATAATTGATTCCGGACAATATTAAAAGGGACAAAAATGGCTTCTATTATTAGAATTAAACGTTCAGAGGTAGCTGGAAATCCAACTGTTCTAGCTGCAGGCGAATTAGCCTACTCTGGATTATTGGACAATGGTTCAAATGGCGGTGATCGTTTATATATCGGTACGGGTACCGAAACTAATGGCAATGCTGTAAATCACGTAGTAATTGGTGGTAAGTACTTTACAGATATGTTAGACCACGCACGTGGTACATTGACTGCTAGTTCGGCACTAATAGTAGATGCCGATTCAAAAATTAATCAATTTAATGTAGATAATCTTCGTCTAGACGGTAACGCACTTACCAGCACAGATGAAAACGGCAATATTTTAATTACGCCAAATGGTAGTGGTAAAACTATTATTAGTAATATTTGGCCGGATACTGATACTAGTCTTGCTGAATTTATATATGATATAGTAGGTGGTGCTGTTATAGCAGGAACTGGTGTTACAGTTACTAATAATGATGAAGGTAATACTACTACAATTAGTATTGGTCAAGATGTAAGTACTACAAGTAACGTAACATTTAATAATGTTACAGTAAACGGCACACTAAACAGTGATGATATTACATCTACTAATATTAGTGTTACTGGTAATGCTACAATTACCGGTAATCTTACTGTTAGTGGAACTACTACTACAGTAAATAGTACAACAGTTGCAATTACTGATCTTAATCTTGAATTAGCTAAAGATGCCACGACAGCTGCCGAAGCAAATGGAGCTGGTATAACAGTAACTGGTCCTGAGATTCCCGCAACACTTACTTATACTAGTGCCGATAATCGCTGGAATTTAAATAAAGATTTAAATGTTGCCAGAGTATATGGAACTGCTACTAATGTTTCTAATAGCCATAGTGCTGGAACATATTTAATAGGCGATGCTTTTGACGGAACTACAGCACGTACTTGGTCAGTAGATGCAACTTCTGCTAATACAGCTAGCAAAATAGTTGCTAGAGATGCTAGTGGAGATTTTAGTGCTGGTATTATTACAGCCGCACTAAATGGCAATGCTACAACAGCAACTACTTGGCAGACTGCCCGTGATCTTACTATTAGTGGAGATGCAACAGCTACGTTTACTGGAGTTAATGGTAGTGCTGCAGTAGATGCCGCAATTACTCTAGCTACTGTTAATGCAAATCCTGGTGCATTTGGTGATGGCTATAATGTACCCACAGTAACTGTTAATGCCAAAGGTTTAGTAACTGCAGTAAGTACAACACCAATTTCAATTGCAACTGCAGCCGCAACTAGTGGAGCGGCTACATTAGGCTTAGCAAAGTTTGATAGTGCAAACTTTATAGTAGATGCTGGTTGGGTAAGTATAGCTACTGTAGATGGCGGAACTTATTAAGCTATAAAAATTAACAAGTTTTTACTTGTTATTAAAACTCCTTTTTAGGGTCTATTAAAAATGTCCAAGATAATACTTAAAAAATCTTCGGTTATTGAAGATGGCGTGCCTAAAGCACCCCAACCCCAAGATTTAGAATATGGTGAACTTGCCTTAAATTATGCAGCTGGTATACTCTACTATAAGTCTAGTAATAATCAAATACAACAAATATCTGGCAACAGTAGCCAAGCTTCTACAGATTATTTATCTAATTCTAATTACAGAATAGACTCTAAAACATATAATCATATTGGCACTAGTACTGCCGTAGTTGATGAATTTTTAGCTTCTCAATACAGAAGCTGTCGCTATCAAGTACAAGTAACTACATCAATTACTTATCACATATGTGAAATTTCCGTATTGCATAATGGGACTACTGCATATGTATTAAAAACAAATGACATAACTGTTTCAGAATCTTCTGGAGTTTTCACCGCAGATATTGTGTCTGGTCAAGTTAGATTAAAATTTACTCCTGCACAAGCTCACGAAACTAGCAGCTTAGTATTTACCCGAACACTCCTAGCTAACACTGGCAATACAACTATTAGTGATTTGTCTGGTGATTTAATGAGTCAATCAGATACTGAAGATTTAATATCGGGTACTGGAATCGTTGATCTAATGAATTAACAAATTATAAGTAATAGATAAACCCAATTAGGAAATACTGAAATGCCAAAAACTCTACAATTTAGAAGAGGCACTACTGCTGAAATATTAGCCACTACAGGAGCTGAAGGTGAACTCTTTGTTGATTTAACTAAAGATACCCTTGTGGTTATGGATGGCGTAACACAGGGTGGTCAACCACTACAGCCAGAATTAATTAGTGGTCAAACTATTAAAACAATTAATGGCGAAAGCATACTTGGTAGTGGTAATATTGAACAAGCAGTTCCAGACCTTACACAAATATCTAGCGATGTTATACCTAGCGTACCAAGTATATATGATATAGGTTCTGTTAATAGTCCTTGGTATAATGGATACTTTACAAACGGTCTTTATCTTGGTGAAGACATTCCACTTACCGCTGGCGAAACAATCATTACCAACTATCTAGATCGTGATGTTGTTACAGAGAGTCTAGAGAATATTTGGTCTACTGGTGGTAATCTGATTAATCCTAGAATTAATCATGCAGGCACAGGCTCTCAAACCGCTGCACTAGCAATAGGTGGTGGTGAGGCTAGTGCTAGGGGCTCAAGCGAACACTATGATGGTACCACTTGGTCAAGTGGTGGTAGTTTAATTTATTCTAGATACATCCCTGCAGCAGCAGGTACTCAAACTGCTGCATTAGTGTTTGGTGGGGAGACTTTTGTTCCTGTTGTTGAGGTCACAACCTCAACCGAGGAGTACGACGGTACTACTTGGTCTACTGGTGGTAATTTACTTCAAGCTAGAGCGACCCATGCAGGAGCAGGTACTCAAACTGCCGCATTAGCGTTTGGTGGCACTAACAATTGGCCGCCGTACAACACAACTGAAGAATATGACGGTACCACTTGGTCAAGTGGTGGTAATTTAATTATAGCTACTAGGCTTAACGCAGGAGCAGGCACTCAAACCGCTGCACTATCTTTTGGTGGAGAGTTAAGTGCAAACTTAACCGAAGAATATGACGGTACCACTTGGTCAAGTGGTGGTAATTTAATTAAAAGTAGATACTCTCATGCAGGAGCAGGTACTCAAACCGCCGCATTAGCGTTTGGTGGTTATGGTCACTTCTTGAGCGGCAACACAACGGAAAAGTATGATGGTAATTTGTGGTCTAGTGGCAATAATATGCTTGCTGCTAGAGCGCAGCATTGCGGGGCAGGCGCTCAAACCGATGCATTAGCATTTGGTGGTTTAAATCCTACCACTTGGGCTAGCCTTAATTTATCAACTGAAGAATACAGTCTAGGCACTGTTCTTAGAACTACCACGGTAACAGATGAAATAATTACTACAACACCCAGACTTGTTTTAACTTCTGATTTAAGTGCAAGTGATATTTTTGGCTCTTCACTACTACTAGATGGCATTGCTATAGTTGATAATACTATAACACCACTAAACAATTCTTTATACGGAAACATACCTCCTATCATTATTGCTGGTAATTTAAAAACAGAAGGTAATTCGACCGTTACAGGTAATTCAACTATTACAGGTAATTCAACTATTACAGGTAATTCGACCATTACAGGTAATTCAACTGTTACAGGTAATTCGACTGTTAGTGGTGCCCTTACTAGCGGCACTTTAAGCTCATTGGGCTCTGGTTCTATTGCTGGTAGTTTTACAGTTGCTGGAGCTCTGAATGCAAATCAATCACTAACAGTACAGCAAAATATAACTGCTCTAGGGGATGTAAATACAAATAGTATTAAACCATTAATTACTAGTGGTTCTGTAGTTTTAGCTGGAAATTTACAAGTAGATAATACCTCTCCCACTAGCGGCTGGATAAAAGTACCCACAGTTGAAACAGTACTCTTGTCAGAAGTTTATGGAGTCTGGACTACTGGTGGTAGTTTAAGTTATTCTCGATATGGGCATGCAGGCATAGGCTCTCAAACCGCTGCACTAGCAATAGGTGGTGGGGCGACGTCTATTTCTGAAGGATATGATGGTACAACTTGGTCTACGGGTGGTTTGCTAAATGAATTTAGATACTACACGGCCGCTGCGGGTACCCAAACTGCCGGATTAGTGTTTGGTGGCGCACATACTTCGCCCCCTTCTGGTACAACCGAAGAGTACGACGGTACCACTTGGACTTATGGCGGCAATTTATTGTCGGGTAGATCAAGACATGCGGGGGCAGGTACCCAAACTGCTGCATTAGCAATTGGCGGTATTACTTCTCTTGAATTCGCAACCGTTCTTACCGAAGAATACGATGGTACCACTTGGGCTAGTGGTGGTAATTTAATTGAAACTAGAAGCTATCTTGCAGGAGCAGGTACTCAAACTGCTGCATTAGCATTTGGTGGTGGTGGCTATTTTTCTGTTAATACAACTGAAGAATACGACGGTGCCACTTGGTCTAGTGGTGGTAATTTAATTGCAGGTAGGTCAAGTGGTGCAGGACTAGGTGCTCAAACTGCTGCGCTAGCAGTAAGTGGTATTGGATTTGCCTTTGTTTCGACAGCTTCAGTTGAGGCATACAATGGTACCACTTGGTCTAGTCGTAGTAGCCTACCTCAAGAAAGACGTGACTTTGCAGCAGCCGGAACTCTTGCAGAGGGTTTGATATTCGGAGGGGAGTCAAATCAAGAATATGTAGCTCGATCAACTCTAGAATACGCTGATACGTTATTACAAACATTTGACTATCCAACTACAACAGGATCCCAAGGCTATATTCGCTTTAATAAAGATACTCTAAAATTTGAGGCACACGATGGTACTTCATGGAAAGAGATTATATTTACCGCGTAATAATTACGTTTTTTAAACAAAAGGAAATAACATGAAATATGTACAAGCAACAAACACAGGCAAGGGCTTTATTACTCATGCCGACAGAGAATTAGGCCACATGAGCGGTCACGGAGCAGATATTTATGCAGTAGCAGATAATATGACTGCTTGGATTGCCAGAGTTGGCGGAGTAGAGAAAACTCTTGCTGAAGCTCAAGCCATTGTACTATCACAAGCACAACAAGCTTGGGATAGTAACACTCGAGAAGGCGAAACCGCCGAACAAAAAATTGCTAGACTTGGTGAAAGACCTACCTCTGTAACACTACCAACTTAAAATTTTAAATAAATGAAAAATACCTCTAACTTGCGTGATATTGTACCAACTTTTGCTAATCAAAAAAATTATCTTAGTAATATTCTTGATGCTAATGATTTTGATAAGCTAGTAGAACTAAAGGATGAATTAAAAGATACTTGGACTAAAAAGCAAATCTTTAGAACAGAGACCGAAATGCGGGTCTCTGTTTTGAATGATGCTAAGTTTCCTACTAGAGCAGCAAAATACTGGCAATGTATTCGCGAACAAAACGCATTCTTTGAAACAACAATGCAGCTATCGTTTGAGTATCGCAAAAATGAAGTAGAAATCAAAAAACTTGAGCGTGCAATTGACCAAGAAATAGATGAACTTGAAAAAGAACTACTTCAAATCGAACTAGAACAAAAACTATATGGCCGATCAAATATGGAGTTGGTTGCCAAGGATAGAATTCGCGAATTAGATTTGTGGTCTAAATTAAAAGCGGAACTCGATGACGGGTCTTTTGATACACAAAACGTTAACACTCATCAAAAAGAATCATTAATGCTTGCCTTAGAAAACCGAGCAAAAATGATAAGTCCAGGTGCTGGACCTGCTGAAGTTATGAACATTATAGGGCCTCTAAAAACTGCACAAAGATTGGCTAAAGAAAACCCACAACAAAATCTGTTAACCGCAGAAACATCACAGACATTTAGTGGTAATTTTCTTTCAGATTTAAATAAGAGTAAACAATCTATTGAAAAATGATTCCAAATATACTATGGCAGACTTGGAAAACTAAAAATATTCCAAAATTTTTAGTAGATCAATTGCGTTCATGGCACACTAGTAATCCACAACTACATATGAAGTTGTGTGATGATACGGAATGTTCCCATTTTATACTAGAACATTTTGGTGAGGAAGTGCATAGGCTATACTTAGCACTTCCTCAACCAATTATGCGTGCTGATTTTTGGCGTGTAGCCATCATTTATATAAATGGTGGCTACTACGCTGATTTAGATATTACCTGCAATAGACTACTAGCAACTTTTATGGATACAGATGCTAAAGCCGTATTTATAAAAGAGCATAATAATATTGCAAACTTTTTCTTTGCTGCTGAACCAAAACATCCAGTTTTAAAACTAGCTTTGAATTATATGATTGAAGAGGCTAAAACAATAATAGACAAAAATACTCAATCATACGGTATGCATAATCTTCATAGATCTATGTGCGAATATTATTCTGTTATAGGAACAAATTATCCTAATAATAAAGAAGTTCAAGTATTAAGTACTGAAGAACTAAAAGCTAATAACATATTAGTTCATAATGTTGCTAGTATCAATAATACATCTTCTGATTATGTTTCATGGCGTACACTAGACAAAATCATGCAAGAAAAAAGAACTAATACCTGCGATATATTGTTTTTTACTACTTTTAATGAAAATGGTTATAATTTATATGGAAAAACATGGATTGAAACCTTTATTCAATTAGCTAATTACTATCCTTCTATAAAAGCTAAAATTTATTATGAAGGAAAGCAGCCTCCAATCTATCATTCCAATATTACATATGTAAATTTTGCCAAGGAGATTCCTCAGCATAAAGTGTGGAAAGATCAACTACACAAAAAGTCAAAACATCATGATTATGTTAAAACAATGATTGAAAGATTTAGTTACAAAGCATTTGTAATTCAGGATGTATTAAACAAACATGATGATGATTATTTAATCTGGCTTGATGGTGATTGTGTATTTAAAGCAGCAGATTATAGCAACTTTCCAAAGAACTTATTAGAAGATAAGTTTTTAGCGTGTCAAGTAGAAGAAAATCACGATCTTAATCATGTTGAAAGTGGTATTCTAATATTCAATGGCAAACATCCTGACACTAAAAAGTTCAACGAAAAATTCATTAAAAATTATACTTTTGAAGAGCTACTTCCAATGGGAGAGCCGTATGATGGATTTGTTGTGTTTAAATCGCTAGCAATGAGCAAACTTAATTATATTAATTTAAATGCTCGTTATGGTCTAGGAGGAATTCAGTCTGATCCAAACTGTACTTTTCAACATCCTGAAATTAAATCTAAATTTATTCATAATATTGGTTGGACTGGTAAACATCAGTATGATAACTGGCAAGAAGTTTTCAATAAAGATGAAATCTACAAAAAAGTAAAAGTATTTTTATTTGGAAACGCAGAAGAAATTGCCACCCATAATAGAGATAACTCTAGGAAAAAACTAAATAATTTATTACAAAAAAGAACGAGTTTTAGTAGATAAAAATATTTATCTGTATAAATATCTCTAAAATAAATTACAGTGGAATTATAGATGACTGACAATATTATTGTTGTAACTGGCGGATTTGATCCCATACATTCAGGTCATATTGCATATATTCAAGATGCACATAAATATGGTAGAGTAGTAGTTGGTGTAAATAGTGATGCATGGCTTATTAGTAAAAAAGGTCAAGCATTCATGCCCTTTACTGAGCGTATTTCGATCATAAGTAATATAAAAAATGTTATGACAGCAATAGGCTTTGATGACACTGATGGATCTGCGTGCGATGCTATATATATGGTTAAGCAAATGTTTCCGAATCAAAAAATTATATTTGCCAATGGAGGAGACCGTACTAAATCGAATATCCCTGAGATGGACAAATTTAAAAACGATCCTAAAGTAGAGTTCTTGTTTGAAATTGGCGGTAAAAATAAAAAGAATAGTTCAAGTTGGATTTTAGAAAACTGGAAATACTCTCAAGAACAAAGAATTTGGGGTAGATTTATAACTTACTACAACTCTAATTCTGCAAAGATTAAAAGATTAATTATTGATCCTGATAAGCAAATATCAATGCAGTATCACAACCATAGGTCTGAATTGTGGTTTGTAGAAAGTGGTAAGGGTACTGTAAGTACTCTAGTTGGCGAAACTGAAAAGCCAATTAAAAACATAAACACACATAGCTTATTTGAAGTACCTGTAGGAAGTTGGCATAGAGTTACTAATACAGGTACTGAACCACTAGAGATTATAGAAATACAATATGGTGAAAAATGTATAGAGTCTGATATAGTTCGTAAATAATTGAGGCAGCATATGCGTTATTTAACTTGGTTACTATTGTTAGTTTCAACCCTTTCTTTTTCTCAAACCACGGACAAGATTGTAACAGAATCAACCAGTAGTAGTCAAGTTAATTCAACGACTACTAGTATAAACGAAACTACTGTAAACTCTCCTCCACCTACAGCTACAAGTCCTCCTATAACTATTATTAGTAATGACTTGTGTACTGTAGGTGTATCGGGAGCAGTACAAACTCAAATCTTAGGAGTTAGTGGAGGTAGTACTGTTCGTGACCTAAACTGTGAAAGACTAAAATTAGCTAAAAATTTATATGATATGGGCATGAAGGTAGCTGCGGTTAGTACCCTATGTCAAGATCCCAGAGTATTTTCAGCCATGATGGATGCTGGTACTCCTTGTCCTATTGAGGGAAAGATTGGAGAACAAGCCCGACAGTTATGGGAACAAAATCCAGATAAGAAACCTAAACCACTAGAGGCTACAACAAATGAATCGTTTTGGAAAAAGTTTAGCTTTGGCTTGGGCAGTGCTATCTTACTCTTGTTACTCTTATAGTGAAACTACTGTTAATTTAATACCTTTTAGTAGTTTAACCGTCCAGGGAAACGTAAAAGTTTCTCCTGGAGACCCTATTATTTTTGGTAAAGCCGGCGGCAGTGTCTACTACTCTAGTGTATTTAATGAAAAACTGTTTCGTGCTACAAATATTCCTGTTAAGATTTCTGGTTTAGAATATGGCTGGGAGTACAGTTTAGGATGTTCTGAGTGTATAAATTATTTATCAGCTAAAGTTATTTTAACTAGTAAAACAGATACTGTTTATATTAAAAACTATATGTTAACAGGTTCTGGTATTGTACAAGAAAAAGTAAGTTTTCAAGAATTATTGGCTAAAGATTTAGACAGGTTTAGTTTAAGTTTTTCTGGGCAGCAGACTTCAAATACTAAACCTTGGACTGGTCCCACAATAAACAATCCATACTATAAATTAGCATACGAGCCCATAGTAACAGAAAAACCAGTTATACTTCCAAAAGAAACCTATGAGCTTTTACCAGAATCTGTATATATTGACCCTGTCAAAGACAGTTTACCACGATTAGTAGAAAATCCTATAGCGGCTCAGGTTTTAGAAACACCAGAGCCGCTACAAACATATACTCCCACCACCCTAAATCGCGGCAGTTTGCTCAAGCCCGCAGAACCAGAAAAACCAAAGCCTCAAACCACAAGTTTGAGAATTAGTACTAGACAACCTCAAGCTAACCAAGAATCTACCCGAGAAACTGTAACTATATCTACAATTATAGAACAAGCTCCTAGTTTACAAGCATATCAACAAGCTACATTACCAGATAGTACTTTTTATGTAGTTAAAGATATTTATAAAAATGTTAAGCCCATAGACAATCAAAGACTACTACGTGGTCTAACTAGAGGGTCTAACATAACCCATAAGGGGATGGTCGATGAGCAATACAAATAAAGACTTAGACCAACAAGTTGAAAAACTAGAAACACTTGCTGAAGGTAATACTGTTATTAGTGTAGCTGGAGTTAACTTTACTCCAGCAAAATTAATTGTTGCTGGCGGAATTATTAGTTCTGTTATTGGTGGTTTATATGGGGCTTTTGAAGTCTACAAAGACTACATGGACATGAAACAAGCCATACAAAACTATACTGCTCCGGACTTTTCAGAATATGAAAAACGTATTATTGTCTTAGAGCAAAATTCAGAAAAAGGCTTAGAGTATACCAGAGAAATAAACACCAATTTAAAAGGTGATATTAGACGTATTGAACAAGTTGTTGATCAAGTTGAAAGAACTGCTAAAACTAGCCAGCGTGAAGTAGAAAAAGACATAAACGCAATCAGACAACAAGTTGACTTGGAAACAAAAGATGTTCGCAGAAGTGTAGACCAAAATGTTCGTGAAATGCAAAAACAAGTTGATACAACAGTACAAAATGTTAACGAAAGAGTAAATCGTATTGACAGGGAAACTAATCAGGAACTAAGAGCAATTCGCCGCGAGGTTGAAGAAAAGATTAAAAAAGCCCTTGATAACCCACTTGCAAACTAGGAGATACTATGTGGATTGTAGAATGGTTACCTAGTTGGTTATTTTTAGGTTTATTACTTATAAGTTTAGTGGTATTTACCCTAACTTATTTTTTACGATTTATTCCCCTACCGGCACTCTATCTTTATAAAATACCTATACAGATTGTAACAGTTATTATAGCCGCTATTTGTATATATCTTTTAGGTGCTAGAGCAAATGAAACTAAATGGCAAGAAAGAGTAAAAGCTTTAGAAGCCAAAGTTGCTGAAGCAGAGGCAAAAAGTCAGCAAGTAACTAAAGAGATTGTAGAAAAAGTTGTGGTAAAAAATAACATAATCAAACAACGTGGTGAAGAAATTGTCAAGTATGTTGATCGTGAAATTGTCAAGTACAATAACATATGCGAAATACCAGAACCTTTTGTTGATGCACATAATAGAGCGGCTGGAGTTCAGGAATGAAAATATTACTAATTTTGGGCTTACTAGTACTAACAGGATGTACTACTGCAGTACCTGTTAAACGCGTATTTCCTGAAGCTCCACAGGTTCTACTAACACCTTGCCCCGAACAGTTAAAAACTTTAGATAAAGGTGTTCAATTAAGTGATGTAGCTAAAGTAGTTACAGAAAACTACTCTCAGTATCACGAATGTGGTGTTAAAGTCAAAGCCTGGATTGGCTGGTATCAGGCACAAAAAAGAATTTTTGAGGAAGTTAAGTAATGCAACTAACCCATGAACAATTAAAAAGTTTAATACCTAGAAATAAACATATTAATTATTGGCTAGAGGTTTTAAATCAGTTATTTCCAGAGTATGATATTACAACTCCAAAACGACAAGCAGCGTTTATAGCTCAATGTGCACACGAATCACTAGAGTTTACTGTTCTACAAGAAAATTTAAATTATCGTTGGCAAAGTTTACGCAGGGTATTTCCAAAATACTTCCCCAATGACGAACTCGCACAACAGTATGCCAGTAAATCCAACAAACAAGAAGCTATAGCCAATCGTATTTATGCTAGTCGTATGGGTAATGGCGATGAAGCAAGTGGAGATGGCTGGAGATTTCGTGGCCGAGGCTTAATTCAACTAACTGGCAGAGATAATTATACTTGGTTTGCTCATAGCATAGAAATTGAGCCAGAAGAAGCTGCCGAATTCTTAGAAACTTTTGAGGGAGCAGCACAAGGAGCATGTTGGTTTTGGGAAACCAATAATTTAAATCGTTGGGCAGATGCAGACGATATTTTAACCTTGACAAAACGAATTAATGGTGGTACAATAGGTATAGAGGATCGCAAAAAACACTACGAGCATGCTAAACAAGTTCTAGGAGCTTAATATGATTAGCGATAAAAAGCTGTTCTGGAGTTTGTTAGTTATCTTATTCATACCTCTAACCTTGGCTGTATTTGCTGAAGATAGGTTTAGGTACCCTTGTCAAAATCCTAAAAATTGGGAAACTGCACAGTGTAAAAAACCTCAATGCGAAGTTACTAGAACTTGTCCAGAAAATATATTTAAAAATAAATTGGCAGTTGAAAACATAAAACCAGCTCAACAATGTCAACAGTGCCAGCCAGGAGTAAAGAGTGGAAAATAAGCCTCCTTTTGTTTATACTGACGATCAGCTAATGGCTCGTCTTAAGTTTTTTGTAGGTGTATGTTTAGCACTTACTTTAACAGGTATTGTATTTGTTGTTCTCTACTCAATCATATTTGTTACACAGCCACTAGATGCTATGTCGCCAATAGATCAAAAATTCTTTGAACTTATAGTTCCTATAGCTACATTTTTAACTGGTACGCTTAGTGGAATTATGTTAGCAGGCCACAGCAAAGAAGATAAAGAAGCAATGTTGCAGGCCCATAAACAGGCTGAACAAAGTTTTGTTAAAACAATGGAAGCAACAAAACCCAAAGAACCAGTACGAAAAGAACCTACGCTTACGCCAAGTTTAGTACATACAGGTTATAAAGGTAAAGCTGCTCCTGAACCCGCCCCTCAACCGGAGCTATAATGTGTGGATTAAAAGTATATTTGAAGATGGTGTAAACCATTCTATAAGTAGTCGTAGAATTATTACTTTTTTATCCTTTTTATTATGTGCTATAGCTTTTATAGCTGACTTATTTTGGTCTCTTACAGTAAGCGAGTTTATGTATGAAAATATGGTTTATTTAACCATGGCCGGATTAGGTTTTGTTATAGCCGAAAAATTTTCCCGTAACAAGGACTAATATGAAATATTTAATTATTGCTTTTTCGCTCTTTATGAGCACTGCTTGGGCAGACTCTAGTCAAGAACCTGCTAAAACTAAACGTGTTTGCACAATGCAAAAACAAGCAGATGGTAAAACTAGAGAAGTATGTAAAACAATTAAAATACATAAAAAACTAGAATCCCAAACAAAGCAGTAAAGGTATCCTATGTCTCAATCATCTAGCAAAAAAGCTCGCAAACAGCAATCCAACCCTATGAATCCTATTGAGTATGGGTTCAAAGATGTTAAACCACTTAATTACATTCAGGATCAATATCTACAAGCAATTAAACATGCAGAAGTTATTTTTGGTATAGGTAGCGCAGGCACAGGCAAAACTTTTATAGCTGCTAGCTACGCTGCTGGAGAGTTATTTCACAGACGTATTCATAAAATTATCCTAACCAGACCAAACATAGAAACTGGCCGCGGTTTAGGGTTTTTGCCTGGAGAACTAGATGAAAAATATGCTCCATATCTAGAACCTTTTGAACATATATTTCAGCGATGTTTAGGCAAAGGTTTTTATGAGTATGCACTTAAACATAAAGATATTGAACCAAGACCTATTGGATTTATGCGAGGAGCAACATTTGATAATGCAATAGTTTTAGTAGATGAAGCACAAAACTTAACTAAAACTGAATTAAAAATGATGCTGAGTAGGATTGGTAAAAACTGCAAAGTAATCTTAAGTGGAGATCCAGAACAACGTGATATTAATAATTCTGGATTAGACGATGCTGTTAAAAGACTAGAAGGATTACCAGGAATTGAAATAGTTAGATTCTTGGATGAAGATATTGTTAGATCAAAAATGTGTAAACAAATTATTTTAGCCTACAAGGATCAACATGGCAAAAACATATAAACCAACTAGTGGCATGGCTTCTGCGGCCCGTCGTGCCCTAAAGTGGAAAGATGAAGGAAAGCCTGGCGGCACCCTAGTGGGCTTAGCCAGGGCAAATCAACTCAAAGATAGAGAGCCTCTATCAGCATCAACTGTAATGCGCATGCACAGCTTTTTCTCCAGACATGAAGTAGACAAACAAGCAGAAGGGTTTTATAGTGGTGAAGAAGGCTTTCCAAGTAAAGGTCGAGTAGCTTGGGATCTCTGGGGTGGCGATGGTGGACAGACTTGGGCACGTCAAAAACGTGATCAAATAGTACGCGAACGAACTAGAAAAGCACAAAAACTGCTAAGTTTTATTTCTACAAAAAGCATGATTGAACAAGGTTATTTAGATATAGTAGCTCAAGCTGTTGAGGATTATGCAAATGATAATATTCCTGAAACGGTAAATGCTTTTGGTCAGTTTATGTATCATGCAGAACTACTCAGAAATGGTCATGTAGATATTTATCTAGTAGACTTGCCCCAAGTCGAACAACCTTATAGAGATATTTTAGTAGAAATAGTAAGCACTCTTTATGATAATGATGACGACGATGACTCAGTAGACGATTCAGATAGTGATGACGATACGCCAGATCAGCGTTAATAAAAAAATCCCGGTATACATAAAGTATACCGGGATTTTTTATTTCTTAACGGCTAGCTACTGCTGAGATTCTTGGTAGGTTTTTAACTGTTGTTCAGCTTGAGTTTTAACTTTTTGAGTTAGTGGATTTGTAATTTTAGCGGCTACAGGAATCTCCTGTAGGCCTGCTAGGATTAGGTTAACTTCATCTACACTAAGGTCTGTGATAGTAAAGGTTGGATTCATATTTTATCTTTATTTTACTGGGCAAGCGCCCGTTAAACATTCATCGTCTAGAATTGCATCAAAACTATTGGCGTCGTCTAGTACGACGGGTTTTAGATCTTGTACATAGGTTCGGAAAGTATACTCATCTACAACTTCTTGTGGTAAATAAAGATAACCTAAGTCTTTTGCTGTTTTTGTAGGGTCAGTTCTATAAATAAAACTTACGCCAACATAGCAATCCCAGTTATTCATTAGCCAATCAATAATATCTGGAACTTCGCTTGGATCGTAACTAATAGTTACTGACGTATTTTGCTGAGTCCAACTAGTCTGAATTAGCTTATAACGCTCTAGCTGATCAATGGCTGTTTCTAAATTAACTTCTTTTCCATTTTGTTTATGGAACGGAACATCATTCCATTCAACTGGAAATGTTACCAGAACACCAGTATCATCGGTAGGATGATTAAATACTTTGTAATTTGCTTCGCGTAGCTTTTCTACTACTGGATCATATTTACTAAATTGTACATTATTGAAAATGTACTTACCTAAAGGCTTATGAACTCCTTCAGTACAGTCCATGATCTTAGAAAGCGTCCCACTTGGTTTAATACAAGTCACGTTCTTTGGTCTGGGCAAACCAAGCTCGTCTGCCATTCCAATAGCTGCTGCAGTTGCAGTACGCTTAAGATATTCATAATCATAGCCAGTCATATCAGGGCGTTTAGCAATGCCAGTTAAACCTACACCACAAAGTCGCAAGAAGTAATTGTTGAGGTGCCATGCTTCTTGTAGGATACCGTCTTTGAGGTTAACACAGGTTTGACGATAATTAGCTCTGGCGGCAAGCCGTATAGCTTCGTGAAGTCCTGCGGTATCGCCTTTAAACTTTCCAATATCTGTTTCTGTAAGATTACAGAATGATTTGTTTCCAAGCAAAATTTCAACACAAGGATTTGCTCCTTTATACCAAGGTGCACGACGACGTGCTTCTTGAGCATTAATAAACCCAGGTTCTGATCCGCCGGCTTCTTGCATTAGATTGAACAGGTGCTCAAGTTGATCTCGTGCAGGTTTTTCATTAAACACTAAACTGTTGTTTGACTGCTGACGATGCGCATTATTATATAGCCACCAATCTTTTTTAGCTACTGCAAACTCTTGCCATTCGGGTTGGCCGTAGTCAAATAACGCAATCTCAGCACTTCGGCGGCTAGACAGGATGGTGCCAAGCCAATTAACAATATCCAGAATGTCCATTCTGGTGAGTAGTGAATCGGCCCGTCCATTAAGGATACGGGCGATAGCAACATAAGCAGTAGAAATAGCACTATCACCTGAACTAATCCAGCCATAACCTTTTAGTCTTTCTCCAGCAGGACGTAGTTGACTAAAGTCTAGGATAAGAGTGTCTGCTGGGTATTTACCTGCTAGTAGTTTGCCGATAGACTTTGCCCAAGCTTCTGCTGAGTCACCGACTTGAATACGCCAAGTTTTAGTTTCTGGATTCCAAAACTCTTTATTTTGTTCATCTCCGCCTTTCTCAGTACGTTGAGAACGAACAACTTCGATATTTCTAATAGGCTTTGAGAAACCATTTAGAGTACCAATAATAGGTTTGAAGCCCACACCACACATTTATGTTAACTATATGTTTCCATATAGATCAGACTATATCATCTTCTTTATTTAAAGAAGGAGTACGTTGTAACATATACTCTACAGCAGTAATATAAGGCTTACTACAGCGTTTACTATTTAATGTTTTTTCGCTATAGTGAAGATTTATTTTATAGTAAAATTCTGGGAGAAAGTACTTATGTACTAATACTATAAATTTTTGTGCATTTTCTGGATTAAATGATACTCTGGGTTTTGGTTGACGACCGTACCCTGCATTATGCATATACAGTTTAGTTTGTATATGCCAAGTATCATTAAAATATTGCATTATATTTTTAATACTAAGCTCATCAAAAGAATCGGTACAAATTCTTAGATTTCTTGTATTATTAGAAGGTTTATAATCTAAGTAACCGTCATCCATGAACCATAGAGCTAGGCCTTCTGGAGTTAGATATTTTAAAATATCTTTAGTTACTTGTTTTGTTCCTGTATTATATAATGCCTGTCTATAATTTTCAAAATACTTATGTTGATTTGTTTGTACAACATAAGATATATTTCTATTATATTCTTTATTATTTATTGTTTGTTTACTACCTCTATCTCTAGTATGATAATAAACTTTCATATCTGGAGCAATATTTTCTAAAATTGCTCCTTTATATTTTATTAAGTTTTCTGATATTTGTTCACAGGAAAACTCATTTCTATTAGTTACGGTACTATCTCCCAATAGTGTTCCGTATAGTGCACCCTTAACTTCTGCTTGATTTCGGGACTGGTTGTACATAACCTTCCTCTATTCTGTATATGTTTAGTCGTTGAACCTTTTGACCTACTAGTCTAAGGCTGCTGATTGTCCAATCTTACTTTTTTTAAACTTTCACGTATGCCTTTCCAGGCTGCGTTGTAGTAAGTAAGCTCTAAGGAGTTTCCAGCAATTAATACTCTTTATTTTAATGCAGGGCAGCAGCCGGTTTACCCTGCAGTAGAAGCCAAAGCACATCAACTATATCATAAACAGTTTCTACTTCTGTAAATGAGCAGTTAAATTGAGAGGCTTCTCTGGTTTTAGCTACTTGAGTACCACCTAGCCAGAGTGTACGACCACTCATAGATACTTTACGCTCTAACATTAGCTGTTCAAGCTGTTCAAGTTCTAAATATTGTTTTACACCTAAATCTCTGCCTAAGGCACGTTGCCAAAGCCAGGCCTGATGACTAATAACTCGGCTAACAGTATCCTGCCAAGTTTCAAATTGTTTTCCATCGTCTGAGATGGGTCGATTATAAGTTCGTCTAGTAATTACTTGTGCTCTTGTACTTGTCATGATACTCCTTGTTTAATTTTAAATCCTATTTTCATCGTCCTGTGCTTCCAAACCCGCCTGTTCCACGTTCTGTATCATTCCAAGCATCTACAAATTCGGCTAACAGAACTGGAACAATTACTAGTTGAGCAATTCTATCGCCACGCTGAATTTTATAAGGGCTGTCGCTGATATTTTTTAGTGGCACTTTGATATTGCCACGATAATCACTATCTATAACTCCAACTGAATGGGGCAGAATAATTCCCAATTTTCCTTGACTGGATCTGTTAAATACGAACCCGGCATAGCCCTCCGGAATTTTTACCGCTACACCAGTATCAATCAATTTTTGTTCGTTGGGATACAAGTCAATAGTTTCGGTACTTTTGAGATCAGCTCCGGCGTCTCTAGGATGTGCGCGAACAGGTAAAAATGCCGGATCGTCTACCCGGCAGTTAATAACTTGTTTGATTTTTTGATCGGTATTGTGGTCGTAATCGCGATTAATATTAATAAACATAATTATACAATATAGTTATTTAAGGTTTCGTCAATTTGTTTAGTATTTTCGCCTAGTGCGTCTCTGCAAAAAGTAACTAAATCCATAAGTTGATAGTTTAGCATAATTCTATCACCTTGTTCATTCAAGGTTTTAATATACTTTAGTTTACTTTGAATAGGTAGGTTTGCAACTATATCTAAAGCTGTGCCGTATTCTTCAACAAGCAGGGTGGCTCGTTTAGGCCCAATACCCTCAACACCAGGAATACCGTCACCACTATCTCCCATTAAGCACTTAATGCTGATATAGCTTTCCTGAGGAAACTCATAGTGTGTATGCCAGTTGTTAGCTGTAACTTCTTTACGGGTAACGTAGCTGAATCTACTAGTATTTTTATCAACTAAAAGATCCCAGTCTTTATCACTACTAATTAGCCAAGTATGGTCAATAAAATATTTTTGAGCCGTACTAGCAATATATGCAGCAATATCGTCTGCTTCTGTTTGTTTAAATTGAATAACTGGATAGTCGGTTTTAGTACGAATCCAATCTAGACTAGCTTGATAATCTTCAAAGAATTTTTCAAATGCTGCTTGTTCTAGTTCAGTTTGTTCAGCAAACTTATCTTTTCTGTTTTGTTTGTACTCAGGAAAAATTTCTTTTCTGTAGCTTGAGCTGCCTTGATCTGCTGCTACCACAACCCAGCGAGCTTTATAGCTTTTCTTGAGACTATTAATAGTATTTAAATAATCTTCGTAGAAATCTGTACTGCCTGAATGCTTCCAACGAAAAGCTAAGTTCAAGGCATCTACAATCATTAATACGTTTTCTTGCTCTTGAACTTGTTGAAATGTTTTACTCATAATTTCATTTATTTAGTCAGGATAATATATTATACCCTAAATCGCTATAATTGTCAAGTTATAAATTCTATGCTTTCATTTTGTAACCAATCTTCAGCTAAGCTAACATAAAACTCATATCCGTCTCTGTTTACAAATACGTAAGGATACGAATCATTAGGCATATTGCTAAATGCTACAAATATTTTACTACGATCAAATTTAAAAAACAATAGTGGCAGTTTATTAATTTGTTTAGCTTGTCGTAAAGTTTGTTGCCACCAGTCTAGTAGCGTAGGACTTTTACTTGTTAGTATGTGGCTAGTAAGGTGATCTTCTGCGTAACCTTTTACTTCTACGCAGAACAAGTTCTTTTCGCCCGGAACATATAAATCACCTTTTAGCCCATGTTTTTCATCTAAGGCACCACTTGCTGGCACTCGTTCCCACATTAAATCAGTACACTCTCTAAGTAAGTCCCTGACTTTTAGCTCGGTTCTTGCGCCTTTTTGTCTACTATCTACCACTAGAGTTTAGTGGATTTAGTCTTTACGGGCTTATTAGACTTTTCCGACATTTTTATGGCATCCTTAACTTCTTTAGCTAAAAGATCCCAATCTGTTATCATCTCTACAGTTCCATCAGGATTATGTACAAATGTAGTGTGACGGCCTTTAACGATTTTGGGTCGGGGTTTTCTTTTCACTAAGTACCTCCGCCTAAGATAACTATTTTACAGATATGTTCAAGACGTTCAATATGCTCAAAAGCGCGCCAAGGACTAGTATCTACTGCAACTACACCATGACGATCCATACCAACAATATTATACCCTAAACTTCCATCTTGTTCTAAACCAAGGTTTTTTACACAGCCATCTGCTAGTTCTTGTGTAAGAGGCATCCAAGCTGGTACAGTAGGTCCAACACTGGTATACCTACTTAACTCAGGAAATTCATCTACGAGGTTTTGTAGATTGATTCCACGATACATTGCAGCATTTGTATAAGTAGGGTGTAGATGTAAGACTACTCTAACATCAGTATCAATTTCTCGTTGTAACTGAAAGTGCATAGGAATTTCACCAGTTGGCTCTAAGTTTTTACTTAGTTTGGTATACTCCATGTCTTGATAATCATACCAAAACATATCCGGCCCTAAATTGCCACTTCTTATTCCAGTTACAATTTCTAGCTTTTTAAACTGATCTGGTTGAAGTGTTTGTTTTCGTAAACCTTTAGGGGTTACATAAAAGTGTTTTTGTTCTCGATACCTAACACTAGCATTTCCATCTCTGGCAGTTACCCAGCCTCTGGTATAGGCTTCTTTAAATATTTCGCATATAGTTTCTAACATTTAGTCCTCAACTGTGGAAATGTTTTTTCGTTTTACTACCTGAACTTTTTCTACTAGGGGATGGGTAAAGCCGTGAGATACTAATAGAGTATTTAAGTCCACTTCTTTTAACAAGACTTCTACTAGTTTTTCTTTGCCTTCGACATCTAGGGTTTCAATAGTTTCGTCTAAGACTAGTAAATTTACCCTGTTTTGGGATAAACTTTGCATTAGTCTACGAATAGCTAGGAGTGCAGCAACATTAACTCTAGCACGCTCTCCACCGCTTAGTGCTTGAATATCAATATTTCTACCGTTATCAACAATAATTACATTTAATTTATCATTTCCTGAAATCTCAAACGTAAGTTGAAATCTACCACTGCTTAGTTCTTCAAGATACTCATTTGCTATTTGCTCTAAGTCTTTGACTAAGTTTTCAATCTTATAAGCTACTAAACCAGTTGTGCTAAAGGTTTTTACTAAAATACCTACTGTATTTAATCTGGTTTGCAAGTCTTTGAGATTTGTTTGCCAAGTATTGAGTTCTTGGTTCATTTCTTCTAGTTGCGACTTAATTAGCTTAACTCGATTGTTATGATCTATGACTAAACTATTATGCTTTTCTGCTTCTTGAATTGCTTTTCGTTGTTTAGTGATTTCTTTTTCTAAGTCTAGTACTTGGGATTTAAGATCCTCTTGATTTAACAGTTCTGTGGGTAGTTCTGTATCAATAAGTTGATAATATTTTTCCCATTCTTCTTGAGACTTTACTGCTTGTTGCCAAGTAGAAATTGCCGTATTTAGTGTGTCAATAGACGCTTGAACACTATTTAAAAATTCAGTACTAGTCGTAACTATTGATCGTTGTTCGTCTAAGAGTTCTTGTGTTTTTGTTTGATTAATAGGTTGTTCGCAAGTAGGACAACTATGCCCCAGTCCTTGAAGTTTTTTAATAAACTTATTAGCGTCTTGTATAGCTTTAGTATATTCTGCTTTTTTAGCTACTAACTCAGATGAATTATCTTCTGGCTTATCTACTTTAGGAAATACTTTAAGTTTTGATTGTAGTTCTTTATAAGTATTATTTTGATTAATACGTTTATTTTGTTGTGCAATTGTTAACAAATCTTGTTGTGTTCTGTCTAGTTGAACAATCAAAGATTCATCTAATTGTGGAACAAGTTCTGTAAATTTTTCGTCTAGGTTTTGATTTTGATACTTTTGTATCCAAGTTTCAATTGTTTTAACCTTAGATTCGGCCCCACTAGCTAAGACCTCAAGCTCATGATAGAGTTTTTTAAATTCTTCACCAGTCCTGGTATAAGTCCCCAGATTGAGTAATTCAATCAAGAACTTTTTTCTAGCAGTATCCGCACTGGTTAAAAACTCTAGGCTATTAGCATTTGACTGATAAACAATTTGTGCAAATGTTTTATGATCAATGCCAATAACAGACTCAATCATTTTATAAGTAGCTGTTGCTGTATGTGCACTAATATCTTGAGAGTTCTTTGAGAATTTAACTGTTTGAGTACTACTACGACGAGTCTCAATTTTATAGGATTCTGAATTCTTTTCAAACTCTAGCTCTATTGAGTACCAGTTGTCTTTGATATAGCGATTTAAAATATCAGCTTTTTTGATACCCTTAGAGTTCTTGTTGTAGAGAACTTCCTCAAGAATAAGTGCTATAGAGCTTTTACCATGACCATTTTTACCCACAAGCTGAGTAAGTGGAGCTCGCGTAAAATCTATTTGATTATTTGGGCCATAGCTAAAACAGTTAGACCACTTTAAGTGCTTTAGAATTATCATTTAAATATGTCTTTAGTTCTTGAAGGCCACCAATCCATTTACCATCAATAGTAATTTGTGGTACGCTACGAGCGCCTGGAAAAATATGAAAAAATACTTGTTTAGTCTCTACGCTATCCAGCATTTTAACAGTATAAGCAATGTTTAATTGACTAAGCAACTTTTTAGCAGTTTCGCACGCAGAACAATTAGCTTGAGACCATACTACAACATTTTTAAAGTCCAAGTTTTTCTGTATTGTCATATAATTCCTTTAATACTAGCTGAATGGTTTCATCAGGAAGATTTAATATATAAGTTAAATACTCTCGGACTTCTTCAGCTATAGTCATATTAGGGTCTAAGATAAGTTGAGTATCTTGAGCTCGTTTAACAACTTTTTTGTCAATAAGTTCCGAATCTTCTAGTTGCCCTAGTTCGTGTAGGTTACCCTCAATCTCATAAATTGTGTGATCAGGGTAGGTCTGCGGTTTAGGGTCATTAACGCCTACAGTTCGCTTAATAAGTTGCGGTAGGTCAAACTCTAGCCACTTATGCTCCAAAGTGGATACGTCCAGTAGGATACATCCTGTTCTAACGCTAGAACGATGAAAGCTAGTAGTATAAGGACTCCCAGGATAAAGTATATTACGTTGTGAATTCTCATAGCTATGTAAATCTCCTGCTAAAACTACATCCCAGCGATTAAGTAAATTTAAATCAATTTCTGCTTTAACATGAGGAGGAATATCTCCTCTAATATGAGTACAGAGTATCCGTCCCTTAAATTGTTGTTGAGTGTATGTATCCTGAAAATCTTTTAGTTTATTGTAGGGAATAATATCTACAAGACCACCTAGTAGTTGACTAAAATAGTCGTCATGAATACTAACTAAGGGATTCTGTCTGTGAGTGGCTCGTTTAAGATATGTTAAAAAGGTTGTATCCTTTTTTAACATTTCATGATTACCACTATAAATAATACTAGGTTTAGTCAAACTAGCTACAAAATCAAAGTATAGCTCAAGCTCATCCATACTTGGTAGCCTGTCAAAAACATCGCCGCCTATAATAATTATATCTGCTTGTTTTTGCATTTCTTGAAACTGAGTTATAAATAGTTGAAACCTATTTGTAGCCCAGTCTACAGGAACATTTTTCTGACCTAGCTTAATGTGTATATCAGCTGTAAATAATAATTTCATAATGTCCTGATAAAATAGCCTGCTAAATCCTAAGATTTAGCAGGCATTTTGTTATGCTAGGTCTTTAACTGCTTCGCGTTCAGCTTCTGTTTGATCAGAATTTTCTTCATCTAGACCTTGTTGGAGCTTATCTAGAAGAGCTTTAACTTCGTCTGGTGTAGGACGAGCATATTTGTCATCAATACTTTGTGCTTTATCAGCCAGTTCTCGCTCTTGATCTGTGAGTTTGCGAACTTTGCATCGCAAGACTTGCAGAGTGTATTCAACATTAAAAGGTAGTGGGCCAGTTTTATTACGCTTGAATACTACATCCCAACCAGTATCGTAATCAGTAGGATCACCTAAATCTTCTGCTGCTGTCAAGATTTGTTCAAATAGTTTCTTTTTAAGATTGAGTACTTTAACTTTTCCGTCTCTGGAATCAATGCAATTAACTGCATAACTCCACGAGCACTTAAGATCAGGATAAAATTCAGGAACCCAATCTTTTTCAAGATTGTCAAATTTTTCTTTATCTCGACTAAATGCCAAGCATTCGATAGGAATATCTTTGTTATTAGTGCCTTTTACCCAGTAAACATATCGAGGCAAAACTCCGCCAATTAACCTTACTGTATTTTCGCCATCTTTGTACTCATAGGATTCTACGCTAGATTTTTGGGCTTTGCCTTTAGTTTGCTTGAATGAGAGTGCCATTGTTTTCCTCGTATTTAAATCGTAAATTGTTTTTTTGTATTGTTAAAAGCGGATTGTGTTTTATAATCTCTAAGTTTAGGTCTGGGTATAGCGTTAAGTCAAGATAGGTTTGCAGTTTTAGTTTATACAGTAAATAGTTTCTGCGTCCAGCTAATCTTATATATTGAGCTTTATGTACTATTTGAGTTGTACGATCTAAGAACAGTGCTTTAGGATTTACTAAAAAACTAGTCCCAGGAATTACTTGAGGTATTGGTTTGTACTTTTCTTTGATATTTTTAGGAATTGTTCTTCCCTGCCACGCTTTTTTAAGTACTTCAACTAAATGTTTTGGGTCATTGTTAGTTTGAGACTCCAGTATGTTTAGATTAAAGAAAAATATCATTTTCAAACTCAAACTATATTATATCATAGCTAAGAATATTTTTCAAGTCAAAAATTTTAAACCGTCTCTATATTCCAGCCTTTTCGCATATAAAACCCTAGGCGACTAGTATTTTGTTTCTTATCCGCCCAGCCCGAAAATTGCATATCAATAACTAGAGGATTTAATTTGCCCGGATGTTGTCGTTGAATCCTGCCAATAACTTGCTCTAGTAAGCTATCATTATTCATAGGTATTGCTAAGATAACACACGAGAGGGAATTGATTGAGATTCCTTCTGAAAATATTTGTCTGCTACCAGCAATCGACATTTTTTCTCGGCGGAGAAGTTGTTCTTTGACTTGTTGGCGTTCATCGAACCCGGTTTCGCCAGTAACCAACACACAGTTTTCTCCGATGTATTCTTTGACATTTCGTAAAAACTCCACTCTGTCTGCAATGATAAGTACTTGATGGCCTTCTCTAATTTCATGCTTGGCCACCGCGGCAATAAACTCTTGATAGTCTTGATTATTAGCTAAATCATTTACTTTTTCAACCCAAGTAGCTCCAGGTTTTAGTACAAGTCCTGGTTTAACTAATCTAATAGTTGGGGCAAGCGTATTACTTTGTGGTGGTTTAATAACATGATTTCCAAAATAGTCTTGAAATAATACATGTTTTCCATCTTTGCGCTGCATTGTTCCAGACAGGGCAATCCGAAACCTGCTGTAGAAAGTGTCAATAATTTGTGTAAACGTTGAGGCTGGACAGTGATGTGCTTCGTCTAGGATAATTGTTCCAAACTCTTTATTTAATTGGTCGCAGTGTTTTACCAGTGTTTGCACATTAGCTATAGTAATTGCATGGTCTTCCCAATCTAGTCGACCACCACCAATTACGCCAGCTTCCATACCAAATAGAGTTTCTACTTCTTCACGCCACTGATCTCGCAACGCAGTTGTGTGAGTAACTACTAGTGTTTTTTGACCTAGTTTTCTGGCAAGATGCAGTGCGGTAAATGTTTTACCCCAACCTACCAAGGCATTAATAAAACAAGTATCCGTAATTTCATCTATAACTACCTGTTGTTCTGGTCTTAGCTGAAATTTAGGGTCGGGAAAAGGAGCAGGCACTAGTACTCTTTTATCAACAATTTCCCAGTTATCAGGAATAAGTTCTTGACGTCCTTGAGGAATAGCTAAAATACCTTTTGGCAATATTTTATAGCTTTTTATAGTTTCTACTACTTCAAACCTTTTACTACCTGTTTCTTTTTTAAACTTATAAGTAAGTTTATCAATGATAGATTTTGCTAATTCTTTACCTGGATCGCTAAGATATATTCTATTGCTTATGACTGCTTTCATATTAGCCTGTACGTAGGTTTAAAAGGATCTAAATATAGGCCATATAATATATAACCTAAACCCCACTGAAGTATTCCGGCATACTGTTCCCCATTATTAGGATGCCTGAGTAGTTTAAATCTGGTATCTAGACCCTCAACTTGAATAATACACCCTATGTCTCTAGCAGGAAAAACTTTTTTAATCCGTCGGCAAACAAGTTTGGCGCGTGTTATTTTTTTATACTGAAATATGTGTCCATGGTTATCAATAAACCATGTTGTTTGTTTGGCTAGTTTAATAAGATCGGATAAGAAATATATTGCACGTTTAATTACAAACATATTTACTTTCCGATCTTTTCTAAGCTCTAGTCTACGAAGGCCAAGAGTTGGTTTATTAATGTTTTTATCATCTACAACTCTTAAGCCTAATCGCAATTCTTGTGACTCAACATCTAAGTATTCTTTACTATAGAATATTACACCACTTTCTATAGTAGGCTTATGTTCTCCTAGCCTAAATACGGGCCAAGCTATCTCCGCTAGGTTCATAGGTTGCCTCAAAATCTCCAAAACTATAATCATCCCCAATATCTTGATCTACACCAATAGGCGATCCTGGAATACTACAACCACGATTTGTTTGTGTTTGCGTTTTGAGGATTTTGCAATAAGTATCTACATCTTGCTCTTTTACTAGAGCAACAATAGAGTCATGTACTAGCATAAAGATTTTAGCATCTAGTCCTAGACGATTAATTTCTTGTTGTGTTTCCATTGCTGCTAGCAAATTAATATCGCTTGCTAGACTTTGTACTTCACTATTAATTCCGCTACGAACTTCGTGTGCTGCAATCCCCTTATCTGTAGAGAACACATTAGGCAATCTGCGTTTGCGTCCAAAAAATGAATAAGTAAAGCCATTTTGTTCAATAAACTCTTTGCGTGATTTTAGCCACTTTTTTAGTTTATTGAATTTTGTAAAGTAAGCGTCAATATCATCTTGTGCCTGTTGCACAGGATAGTGCTTGCCAGTAGCTTTACTAACTGTTTGCGATACCTTTTGTGCTCCTGAACCGTATAAACATATTACTCCACTATTTCTAGTGGTATGGACTATACCTTTATCTCTTTAATCTGTTATTTTCTACAACAGTTTTATGGAATAAATTATATTTTCTATCTAGATATACTTTTGAATCTTTATATATAAAATTAAGTAGTTTTATAGAATCTAAAGTATTATATTTTATTTGCCATTTTTTACCAGTATTAAAATTCTGTAAGTGGCCGCCTACATTAATAGTCTGCGCTAAAATATCATATAAATACTTTATAAAAGTATAACTACCAGAACAAAAAGTAGTATATAAAGTAGCAGTTATAGAATTTATATTAGAAAAACTTTCACATATAGAACCATCACCGTCAAAATATCCTCTAATAAAATGTCTAAGCATATTTTCAGGAATACACTTTGGAAATTCTATTGTTTCAGTTTTATTTGGTACTATATTAAAATTAATATCTAAAACTTCGCACATATCTTTATTAGTAAACTCAAAACTACATCTATTATATTTTGTAGTATTACTAGAAATTGTATGTGTTGATTTTAAATAACTTTTGAATTTTTCTAAATGAAGTAAATCATCGTATTTTAACATTAATCTAATACGACCCTTACTATCTACATTTCCATCGGCTGCTAAAAATCCTGCCCAATAACAAGATTCTTCTGTATACTCATCAAAAGCTTTAATATTTAATAATATTGGAGCTTTTGACGCCCAGTTATTAGCTGAAATATGTCGTTTTAATTTCCATTCAGGAATATTAAATATATCAGCTATATCTGCTCTAGATAATTTTTGTTGTTTTAATGCACTGTAGTTTTCAAAATTTAATTCCACTTATCCACCCCTCAGTGAGTGGAGAGATATTCGCCGTGTTATACCTCTCCCGTAAAATTTATGGTATAGGCTTTATTATACACTATAAATAAAAATTTTACAAGAGTATTTTTGGTATCCCAGTCCAAAACCGTTCTGGTTTTGCTGTGAGTCTCTGAACCATTTGAAAGCATTCCTGCTAACTCTGGCTGCTGATTGCCTGCACCATTACGTGGGAAGGGTTCCAGCAATTGAGCGAATTATTATTCTAGCTATCACTAGCTAGTGGGACCTTATAAGTTAATCCCAAATGAAATTGCTTTAGCACTTTGTCGCATTTCAGGATATAGCTTTTTAACTTCCTCAACCGGACAAGGCAAATTAAATACCATTTTTGCAATAGTTGAGTGAAAGTCTCCGCCACTAGAAAACACCTTTTGAAGATTAGTATCATTACTAAGTACGGCAGCATAATACATCTCAGCAGTAGTTAAGTCTTGAGATACTATCTTATATCCAGTGGGAGCTCGAATACATCCTTTAATGATTGGATCATCCCTAGGTATTTGTTGAGCATTGAATTTACCACTAGAACTAAGACGCCCAGATGTTGTAAAAATAAGATTAAAATTAGTACGGATTCTGCCATCTCTGTCTAACTCCGGCAAGATTTTTTGAATATAGGTGTTTTGAATCTTAGTTAGCTGTCTGACTTTTAAAATTGCACCTGGTAGTGGGTGTTCTTCGCTGAGTTTCTCTAGTACTTCAGCATCTGTTGATACTGCACCTGTAGCAGTTTTCTTACCAGTAGGAGTTAATCCTAGATAATCAAACAGTACTTCTCGCAGATGAAATACTGAGTTTGGATTAAAAATCTTTCCGCTAGCTTGCTCAAACTGTTTAATCTCATCAAAGAAAAATATCTTTTCTTTGGCATTCTGAATTTCAGTATCCAAATAAAGATTGGCTCGTTCCATGCGATTGCGATCAATAGGAATACCTACTTCTTCCATGTTCATCAAGAATACGGTGCCTTGAATAAGTAGATTTTTATATACCCACAAGAACTTATCGTTTTTCTGAATAATATGCCAAAATTTTTGATAAAGCTCATAAGTCACAGCCGTATCAATACTGGCATATTCAGAAATAATATCAAATGGAATTAAGTCATAAGTAAAATTTTCTTGTAGAATACCTTTTTGAGCACAATACTCTTTTTTGAAAGTATCCAAAGCAGAATCATAGTCCCCAAAATCAGTATATTTTAGGGCCAATTCTTTTAAGCCATGACTATCTGTTTCATCTAAAACATAGTGCATGACCATTGTATCATGTACGTGCTCAGGTCTAAAATCAACAGCAAGATGATAACGAATCATCTTGAAGTCAAATTTAAGATTATGAAATACTATATCAAAAGTATTAGCGATTTCTTGTAGTAAATTAATACATTCTTCGTCTAGGCAGTCTGTAAGAATGTATCTGCCGTGTTTCGACTTATAACTAATACTAACACCCAATACATAACCATCTCTAGGATACAATGAAGTAGTCTCTGTATCTAAGCATACTACGCCTTGAGCATTAGCTAAAACTTCTTGTAAAAACTCTTTGGCTTCTTGTGTATCGTCAATGCCCTTATAGTCGCCTTGAGTAACAGGCTTAGTCTGTCCATTATAGATTTTAAGAATCTTGTCTAGGGCACGTTCAAAATCTGGTTTTCCTTCGGGTTTAAAGGCTAACATTGCTGGATTAGTAATGCAAACAAACTTATCGTTTATAAGCTGACCAGCCATGTTAGTTACTGAAGTAACTTTAGCATATTCTTTAGCAGCCTCTGCACCTACTAGAATTACCAAGTCGTAAATATCTAAATCAATATCTAAATCTACGTCTTTTTTGAGTAATTTTGTAATAGGTTTACTACTCATATGAAAATGCTCAAACTCAAACGGAAAATAGTCTGAGTATCTTGTTCTATTAGGTGCTTTATCAATTAAGGCTACGTGTTTCATCTTTGTATCCGATATAGTTTTGTATGCTAGTTACCATTTCTTGATTTAGCTCGCCAGGGTCAGTACCGTCAGGTAAATCAATAATTTCTGTTAAAAACCCAGAATCCTGAATTAATGGCTCTAAGACTTTTGCTGCTTTTTGTCCTGCATCGTCGCCGTCAAACATAATATATACTTTGGTAATTCCCTGAGCTTTATATGGCAGCATTTTTAGTTTTGTATCATTTTGAAGCGTATTAGTTCCAAAAGTACAAACTACAGGATGAAGTCCTTTATCATAAAGATTTAATAAATCAAATATGCCTTCGACTAAAATTATACTTGTTGTTTCTGGTACTTTTGCTGGGAATAGAGGAAGCTGTACTCCTGCAGGATAATTAATGTATCTAGGGTTGCCACTACTTAAAGTATGTCTGGCCACAAAAACTTGTATTTTCCCTGTAACATCTTTAATAGGAAATGCAATTCTATCCTGAAGTGCTTCAACTTGATGAGTATAAAAAGCTTCAAAGTGTTTTAAAGTTTTAGGACTAATACCTCTAAAAGGTTTTGTATAAGGCACAATTCCAGGAGGCAAGTCAACACCATTTATATTAGCTGATAGTTCTCGCAGTTTTTGTTTTAGTTTAGCTATTTTTATTGGTACTGGGTTTGTAAAAATACCAAAGTGTTTAAATACATTTGTTTTAAACCCACAGCTAAAACAATGGGCGACTCCAGTTACTCTGTCTATACGAAAACTCGGATTTGAGTCGTCATGTTCTGGATTTAGGCACTTAACAACATAATCTCGGCCGCTTAGCTTATAAACCAAGTTGTGTTTTTGTAATAGTTCAAGTACTGGATCGCTCATTATGTATCCCAAGGCAAGTCGTCAACTGGTTCTTGCTGTTTCTTTGGTTTTCCGGCTTTTTTAACTTTTTCTGGCGTTTCTGGTGTATCTATACTTTGTGGGCTAATTTTAAGAGTATCCCAATCAATAGGACAAGTAAATCGCATTTCTTTGCCGCCACGAATTTTAGTAGTTTCAAAACTAATTGCTTGTTTTTCTTTATCGTGGGCTTCCATTACTAGAGCAATATCTGCGGCATCAAGAATACCTTTAGCAAATCTAGCCTCACCACTGGCATCAATTTGATATGGGCTGACTAATACAATTTCATATTTTCTAGCCAAGTTTTTTAGCTTTTTAGAAATCTCAATTTGAGGCTTCCAATCATACTGATCAGTTCCTTCCATAACAATCTGATTGACATAATCTACTACTACAACTGCAAGTTTATCTCCAAATTTGGCTTTCATTTTACCAACATGAAGATCAATTGCTCCAACAGTAAGCTCACGATCATCTACGATAATCATTTGATTGTCTGGTTTGAGTCTGTAGTTTCTAACTAGAGTTTCTTCAAATTTAAATCTGTCTCTGTGTCGTAAAAACTCTAAGACTGTTTCATCAGCTTCTTGAAACATACCAGCTCTAGCTTTTACGACTTTTAATACTTCTTCGTCAGTTAGTTTATTTTGTTTTAAGTTTTGATGGTTTACGCCTGCTAGAATAGCTAGATTCCGCTCCATGACTTCCATTGCGGTCATCTCTATTGAGAAATAGAGGCAACTATTTCCGGCCTCGTACTGATTGATAAAAATATTACTACTAGTAATACTTTTACCACTACCTCTTTTACCACCAATGAGTACGAGTTCTTGTCTAGCCACACCCCCAAGCACAGCATCAAAAGTATTATTAAGTCCAAGATATACACGTTCTTTTTCCAACATTTCTGGATTACGAAATAAAAGTATATCACTCATTGTGTATACTTTTTCACTAGTGTGTGTCTTTTCCTCAATAGTTAAGGCTATATTAGATAAATTCTCTTTTATTTCGTTAGAATCGTAAAGCGGCAGTTTATCTACAAATTTGTCTAGTAGTTTAACAGTTTCATTTTGAGTATATTGATCTATAAGTGCATCTAGAGCTACTTCAGCTGAAACATCTGGTACTTCGGTAAGCTTTAGGGTCGCTAGAGTCTTAGCTGCCGGGCCTTCTCTAATGGTAAGTTCTAGATCATCAAATTTTGGCAAACGATTATATCGTTCGTAGTGTTTATTGATGACACTATACAAAGAGGAGTATGCCGGATCTAAAAACACCAGCTTAAGCTTAGCCCATATATCTAGGCTTTGCTCTGAGAGCAGTTTGTTTAAGACTACGGCTGATACATCCACATTTATCCTACCTTAGATTCGTTGTCTACTATAACTTGATCTATAATTTCTGTAATTTTATATACTACCCTATCTCTCAGTTTTTTAATATCTGATTGATAGCTTGTTCCCTTATCAAACAAAATACTTAATTGTTCGTGGGTTATCAGCTGCTGAAGTCCAAAGTATATGTGATCATAAGCCATTGTAGATTCTGGCATTACTTCTACTTGTGCTTGGCGGCCGTAATTGTGGACTGCTTGCTTTACTACTTCTTCGACAGTAAACGAGTCTGTGTCGTGATATGTAATTGTAACTTTCATTTACAGTTTCCAAAGTAAAAAGCCGGGAGCTTTTTGAACTCCCGGCCTATAAGATACTTTTAATAGTATCTTAGATTAAGCCGCAGCTTTTGCCTCAGCTTTAGCTTTTTTGTCTGCACCTTTGTAATCAGCAACGTTGATTCCACGACGGGTAAGAAGTGTACGCAGACCGCGCTCGGTTTTGTCAACAGCTTTAGCAATTTCAGCAACGGTCATGCTAGTAATACTATCGCCAAGAGCAACGATAGGATCAACTTGATCGCGAGCATGAGATTCGCGCTGAGCAGGAATACGCTCAATTTGGCCTTTACGGGTCAAGCTAAGAGCTTTACCACGGACTGAGGCAACAGTCTTATTCAAGGCACTAGCAATATCCTCGATGTATGCTCCGCTATTTGCCATCTGAACAAACTTGTTTTCTTCAGATTCAGTGTAAGTACGAGCAACTTCAACTTTTTCAGCAGGCTTAACAGCTGCTGTCAATTCAAGGGCAAGCAACTTACCCTGAATTTGTTTTGCAGTAAACTTGCCACCAGCAAAGTTTTCTGCAATTTCTTTATAGGTATAACGACCAACATTGTTTTCAACAAAATCAGCCAACTGATCGGTTTCGTCTTCGCTAAAAGCAGTGGTTTTTTCTTTGGCCATTGATGCAACGTCGCGATCAAGCTGTCGAAGTTTTGCGGCAACGCTCCGAGTAGTAAATCCAAGAGTTTCTGCGGCCTCTTCAACTGCACTTACGCTAACAGGGCTTTCGTCACCAACAATATTAAGAAGGCTGGCTACTGCGTCGTCATTCCATTTTTTAGTTTTTTCAGTCATTTGTGGTTTCTTTCAAGAATTGTAAAAGATTATCTATGATTTTTATGTTAAGTTCTTCTGCTTTTTTGCGCTTAGAACTAGAGCGATCGGACTCATCAATCAAGTAGTCAAGAGATTTTGTAACGGATTCTAGTATTTTATATCCTGCTGCTTCTAGATGATCGTACGCTTGTTGTTTAGTTTTAAAACTAGTTAGTTTTCCAGTTATGCAAACAGTTTTTTGTGTTGAGTTGCCTGCTTCTGTGGCTTTATTGGATTGAAATGAAAACGGCAAAAATGGTTTCATTTCTTGAAAATCAGTCTCTAGCCAAGAGAGTAGATTTTGTGTTGCCTTATCACCAAGACCTGCTTGTTTACACGTATCCTTAGTGATTTCGTCTATGTTGTTAACTACCCTACATATCTTTTGTGATGCTGTGTTACCAATTAGTGGAATACTAAAACTTGCCAAGACTTGAGCAAGTGAGGCCTGTTTGCTGCGTTCAATCTCTTGAATTAGTTTTTCAGCTATACGCTCACTGCCCAAGGCTTCTGCAATTTCTGATTCTTCAAGATAGTAGAGTTCTGTAATATCTGCCAGCTCTAGTTTCTCAATTGTCTTTGCACCTAATCCTTTAATTCCTAAAGTTTTACAAAAGTGCTCTAACTTTTTGCCGAGCTGAGCACTACACGCCTGATTTCTACAAAAAAGTTGATCGTTAACCAACTCAAGTCTATAGTCACAACATGGGCAGTTAGTGGGAATTTTGATTTTCATAGGGCTTTTTCAAAAACAATATATGTATTATACCGGAAATCCAAGCTCTTGGCAAGTCAAAATTTTAGATGCCTAACCCGGCAAAAATTAAGCATCAACTTTGTGCAGCACACAAGGAATGATTTCACCTGCACGGATAATAGCTACAGTATCTCCAATTTCAAGTCCCAAGGCTTCAATAAAGCCTGGATTGTTAAGAGTGGCTCTGCTAACTTGTGCATCGCCAATCATAACCGGCTCTAGGATTGCTACTGGTGTTACTTTACCGGTCTTGCCTACCTGCCACTCTACATCAATGAGTTTAGTCTCCACATGATCAGCCCGTTCTTTTCTAGCATAAGCTCCGCGAGGATGTTTGCTAGTATACCCCATCTGGTCAAACAGTTTGTTGACATTGGCACGAAACACAACACCGTCATTAGGATAAATTTTTTCTAGTTCGGCCTCTTTGACTGTGCCAAAGCCCATGCGCTTGAGCTTTTGCATATCGCCGTCGTATGTTTCCGTAAGGTAAGGATACACACCATATGCAAAGAAACTAATTGCTCTAGTCTTGAAGTCGTCAATGTCTTTGAGATTAAGAGCACCCGCTGCATAATTACGAGCATTTGGGATATGCATTGGGGCCACAATCTCGCCAGTAATCTGAATAGTGCCTTGGTAGTTAATTCTGTGCGGCACTAGACTAGTAGCCAGAATTTTGTCAGTAATCAGTTGACCCTCAATCCCATCACCTCGAGTAAGTGCTTGTACTAATTCGCCGTCAACATACAAAATAGAGATTGCTGCGCCGTCTAGTTTGACACTCATGCTAATTTCAGTAATTCCCTCTAGGGGATTAGTCATGCCTTCATTTACATAGAACTTTTGCAAACTAAACATTTGCTGATAGTGTTTAGCTTTGTTACCATCACTAACTGCTCCTACTTGGTTATAGCCAATAAGTTCTGCAAGTCGATCAAACTGCTCATCACTAATAACGGGATTGCCGTCATAGTAGTATTTGCTTGCCACATCAAGAAAAGTTTTTAATTTATTCATAACTAATATTATAGCAGTTTAGGGTCGGGTTGGCAAGTTTATTTTTTTGAAACTAACTGGTGATACTTTTCTATAACCTCTATGCCTTCGGCCTCGGCACATATTTCTAGCAAGCCGTCTAGGAGATGATAAATGTTTTCTAAACTAGCTGGTATACTTACACCTTCTCTACTTGGGATCCAATCGCCTTCATAGCTTAAAAAATACTTTCTAAGCTGTAAGTACAAAACCTCTCTGAATTCATTTACTACTAGCCTGACTTGAAATCCTCTATCTAGGTTTTCTTCGATAACTCTGGAAAAATGAATATTATCATCCATTAAAACTTTACTCCTAGAGGCTCTAAGTGCTTGAGTGAGGCTAGTTCACAGGCAGGCTGATAGGCATATTGTAACCACCGCTCATTAGTAAGCCATACCCTGTACACCCAGCCATAAGTGGGATGTGGTTGTTCTAGCAAAATTTTTGCAGTAGAATCATAGCGGGCACTATAAACAGTTTCGCCAATCTCAAACCTATCTCTAACTGCCCCGTCTGGAATAAGCTGAGGATGGAAGTAGTCATGAGAAGTATTTCTGCGAGGAATATGATTGTCCTCTAAAATACGTTTAATAAACTCTGTGCCCCGATAGGTAGTTTTAGAAATAGACTCTACAGTTGCGCCCTCAATGTACTGTTTGATTACATATGCAATCTCATCTTGCGTAGCTGGCTTGCCACGGAGAGCCGCTCTGCGTTCGCGATCACGTTGTTTGCGTTCTTGAAACTTTTCTAATACGCTGTCGAGTCTAGGAGTGTTGTAGGACATACCCAGAATTTGACAAGCTTCTTTTTTAGTGATAGGCTTTTTACCTTCTTGAGTAGGATTGAGTAGACCAAGTACTCGCTCAATATTGGTATCAGTCATTCGCTCTTGTTCAAGCTCTGTTTTTCGCATTCTAGGCATTATTACTCCGGTATTTATCAACTTTTATAGAAAAAGGCAGCTATATGCTGCCCCATTGTTTAAGCCTTGATAACACTCAGCAAGTAAACAGCGGCTTTACCAGTGAGTTTTCCAAGAATATCATCATCAATAGGAGCGCCGCGGCTTTCAATTGCTTCACGCAGCTCTTGAATTGCTGACTCTTTGCTTACTCGTTTAGCTCCGCCCTCAGTGGTTTTGCCTGAGGTTTTAGACCCAGTTGAAGGCTCTTTCTTTACATAAACTTTAGCTTGTACCAATTGCATACGAACACCGTTAGGTGAGGCTTCAATTTCTTCTGCAATATCTTTAATAATTTCTGTGCTAGTTTCAGGGCTGGGATCAGCATCAAGATACATTTTAACAACTTTAGCTTTGAGTTCGTCGGTCCATTTAGTAGTCATTTTGTTTCCTTTAGTTAGTGTATGTTATTTCTGTCAGTTTTTAAATTGCCGGTTTTTACGAGTTCGTATTCAATTAGTTTATCGTAGCTAGCAACCATACTAGCAGCTAGTAGATAAAGATGCTGTGTTGGTACAAGACTATCAGGTAGTAGCTCTGGAATTGTTTTATTTTCTTCACAAACTTGATTTATTGTATGTAAAACTTGTGAAGCAGTTTTAACAGCTTCTTGTAGAGTTATACTATCTATAAGTCTAAATGCTTTTTCTGTCATACCCAAGTGGTTTCTATATCAGTCATTTTTTCTGGTTTAAACTGTCGATAGTTGTGTTTAAGATCGTGACGTTGCATAAGCTCCAAGAGTTCTGCGTGCTGACGATTCTTGACTTCTCTGTACTCTTGCAAAAACATAGCAAAAGTCGGCTCATCGAGTTCAGTAACATCAATGCCTGCAATATTGTTAACAGGCTCTTGTACAACTACAACAGCACGATTACTTTTTACACCATTAACTTTAGTATAGTTAAATTCTACAAGTTTCATGTGTGGTTTCCTTTGCCATAAAATAATATTATAGCAACTATAGGCTTTAAAGTCAATATAGAAATTTTTATTCTTCAAACATTGACTTTCTAACCCCAGCTAGAGCAGAATTAAAAAATGTAGGCACAATTACAATTAAAAATACTACAGGAGCAATTAAGGTATTAATTAAAATCCACACAATACTAGTCAAACCAGGAGAGTCTGTAATCTCATTTTTAATTCCTAGCAGTTGGGCCTCTTTTAAACATGGGCGAAACAAATATAACCAACTAACAATACCAGTTGCTAGGGCAAAGGCTAAATATCCATATAATAATTCAATCATTCATATTACCAGCTTAGGGATTCAGAAGCATCACTAAGTGCTAGTTTTTGACTATCTGCGCCTGCTTTCATATTGCCGTCTAGCTCTCTAACTCGCTCAAGTGCATCAATTAGCTCGCCAACGTGTTCAATACTAATAGGCATAATACGATTACAGCCATCAGTAATAGAAACTTCATCCAAACCACCAGGATTTGTGCCGTACTCTAGGTAAAACCAAAAGTATTCGTTTCGGTGTTTAAAAGCACCTTCAAACTCTAGTGGGTAGTCATTGTTAGTGTCGTATTCAGCTTTTCCAAAATAAATTCGCATTTTTATTCCTTAGTTAAGTTCAATTAGATTAATAAGCATATCTTGATCTTCGGCCCACTCTAGGAGTTCGTCTAGGGTTCGTATGCCTGGAGGTTTAGTGCCCAAATAATCAACAACTGCGTCAAATTCTGTTTTAGCCTTTATAATTTGTTGATCTAGGTCATGATCTGAGTGTAAGCAGCACGCAACCACATACTTATTCATCTAGGGTCTCCAAGCAGTTTGAGATTTAGGGTAAAATTTTCTACTGTAGTTTTTACTAGACTAGCCATCATTAACAGCTCTCGTTCTGTTTGTGGGTAGCCAAAGTGTTCGACGATTCCAAGAGCAATTAGCTCATAGCTTTTGTTTTCATCAACAGCTAGCATTCCCCAGTCAATGGGGTCTTCGGTTTCACAGTCTTGTGCTAGCTGAATTAGCGTCATTATAGTTTTATTTGGTTGTGTTAAAATACTCAAGGATTATCCTTGTAAAAAATTGGTGGGCCCCCTGGGAGTCGAACCCAGTACCTGTCGATTATGAGTCGAATGCTCTAACCACCGTGAGCTAGAGGCCCGCTATACTTTAGGGTCTTTTATTCCACAAATCTAAAGCACTAGTAGTATTATTTGCACGAACTTCTACGCCGCAGCTATTACATACAATCCAACTATCGGGCGGAAATCCGGGCTTGTCATATTGTGGCACTATAATATGAGCTATATGGTCATTACCACAAAATGGGCATGGAAGAATATTAGTATTATCTACTGTAATCATATTTATAAGTAAAATGCAGCATAAATAAGTGGAATAAATAGTAACAAACCAATAAATACAGCAATAATCCAGCTTGGATCTTTTAATGTAATAATGGTTTGTTTTGTGGTTGGCACTTGCGCTGTGTTTTCAGTACTAGTATTAGTCAGGGTATACTCACTCTTTGGCCACTGCCAAGCATTGTTCTGCATCTTTAATCCTTTTATTAATTTCATCTAGACTTATAGGAGTATAGTCGTTTAAACACTCCATGCTTACATTTATATATCTGGGGTCTGGGTGTCCGTTTGGTAATAAAACTCGCCTGTAGTGTAAATGCCCATGTAAGTTAAATCCCCAACGCTCTAGGCTATCGGGATGAATAGGCACATGAGTCATTACAAAGCCGTATCTGTGAGTAACCCCTCGAACATCTTCAAAAAATTCTGCATACTGTGATAGCTTACATTCGTCGTGATTGCCTCTGACTAAAATTTTTGTGCCGTTAAATCTGTTGAGAATATCTAAGCCTTTAAGATTACGACTCATGGTAACATCGCCTAAAAAATATACTTTATCTTTAGGCATAACTACTCGATTGTGTTGCTCAATAATATGCTCGTGCATATGCTCTAGATCACGAAATACTCTGAGCGGAGTGTTATCATCTCTGGTAAACTTAAGAATGTTTTGATGATAGAGATGATGGTCTGAACAAAAAAAGATATTCATTTTTATGCCTAAAATAGAAAAGGCTTGGTATCTGCAATAAAATAATATTATATCACAGATACCAAGCCAATTCAAGTTAATATTTTTTAATCTTTAAGTTAAATCCCAAGGCTCTGGCTTTTCTAGCCACTGTTGAATAAATCGCCACGATTGTTCTATACCGTTATGTGGTAGTATACAGTCTGAACAATCTTTACGAGTTATACCATTTTTATCTTGGAATACTTTATAGGGGCCAGGGCATTTTAAGAATACTAAGGGGCAGTAACAAAACAAGCAATTAAATTCTTTTTTAACACCGGTATGGCACGGAAAGAATTCACACTTGTTATTAGTATAGCCTTTAAAATGGATAGTTTGTACTGTATCTTTTGGTTGCATACTATTTGGTAGTACCTGAGGGTTTCGAACCCACGACCCTTGCCGTGTAAAGGCAATGCTCTACCACTGAGCTAAGGTACTAGGGATTGGCTAAGTAAAATGCAAAAGCAAATCCAAGCGGAGTCATGCTTCGCAATTCTTTTGTTCGTTCTGATTTACCGCCTAATTTCATTATCCACGAATTAGGATCGGGATCGACTGGCGATTGAGGTAGTTCACGGTTAAATGTGCCCCACAATCCAGTTTTCTTTGTATAGGCATCACCAAACCAGTGTGGCTGAAAATACCAAGGATTGCCTAGTTTGGGCCGTAGTTTTGATAGTCTGCCTACTGGATTTTCTAGCGCCCACCATGTGGGCTTGTGATACTCAATAATTTCTAGAGTTTTATCTACGAGCTCTAGGCTAGCCGCCGTACGCCCATCCAAGTCTTTTTGCTGCCAGTATTGTGCTCCGCTGCTAGCAAAGTCAGTACATGGTGGAGCGGCTAAGATGCCATGTATGGGTTGTGGTAATTCACTAGGATCTATACTAAGTATATCTAAACCAAGTTTAATATCTACTTGATATACATCATAGTTGCCACTATCACGATAATATTTAGGCCAATTGCCGCTATAGTCAAATAAGGAGAGTATAATTTTTTTCATGGAGCGGATAATCAGATTCGAACTGATACTTTGAGTTTGGAAGACTTACGTGCTAACCATTAAACACTATATCCGCTAGTTTAATCTAAGGTTATAAGGTCTATAGCCCAGAATCCGTGTTCGTCCATAGACCACTTGATAAATTGTTTTGGAAAGAAAATCATCAAGTAACCACTAGGTGCAATTTTTGTCATGTTGGTTTGGCGCAGTGTAAAAATCAGCAGCCTATTTGGGCTGCTGATTTTGTTGGCAGAAGCGGTGAGATTCGAACTCACGGACCCCGTAAAGGATCGTCTGTTTTCAAGACAGGTGCCTTAAACCACTCGACCACGCTTCTAAAGCTCAATATGTTGTTTATTGCCAATCGGAATGCGTTTAGGCTTTTTATCTTCGTGAAGTCCTAGGTAAACCTTTAGCAAGCCATCTTTAAGCTCAGCCTGTAGAACCTCATAGTGATTGTCTAGATAAAAGGTACGTGTAAAACCTCTGTAGGCAATGCCTTGATGAATCCAAGTACTGTAGTTTGCATCGCTTTCACTCTCTGATTTTTTGGCAGAGATAATAAGCTCACCTTTTGTTGTTTCTACAGTAATTTCATCTTCATGGAAACCAGCAACAGCAAGTTCTAGCAAGTATTGGTGTTCTCCGGCCTTACGAACATTATAAGGTGGATAGTTTACATTTGCTTTAGAAACCATGTGATTGTGTAGCTGGTTGATACGAGCCTGAGCCTCGTCAAAGCCTAGAAAGTATTTATTAATATCTTTTAGTGTCATCGGTGTTCTCCTCATGAGAGCAAGAAAGTTAAATTAAAATGCCTTAAAAGGCCATTGTGTCCCAGTTTTTCTGTTACGAGGAAAACTGGGGAAACCCTAAGCCGAGTTTAGGCGGCTAATGCCCACGTTTCATCGTTTGCGTTTATTTTGTTTAGTTTTTTACGACTCTCTGTGTCGAGTTGTCCATCGCCCTACTCTTTGCCCTGTCGAATCCTGTCACCCCCATCAAAAGCATACTTGGGGTTGATTATACTCTGCCAAGTCCGGCCCGGTATGCCAGTCATCTTGTGGTCAGAGAAGTATGCTTTTGGTGGAGGTGGCGGCATACGATAGCCGCGTCCAAGACACTTTTTGGTTAACTTCATACAACTATATAAAAGGGCTTAAAAGAGCACTTTTATATAGTCCCAGACAATGCCTACAACAATGCCTATAATGGGAATGATAACTAGGCTTAATCCGAAAAGGATTAAGCCTAGTATGAAATAGCTAGCCAGCTTTTTTATCACCATTAAATTCCTTTAGCCAATGCCAAAATCTATTGTAGTTGAATAGGTTAAGTGCAGGAAAACGATCTGACCAAGCTAATGATTTAGGGTCCGAAGATTTTGTCACTTCTAGTCTCCAAGTCTTGCATAATACGTCGCTGTTCTTGAATGTTCATTTGTGACCAATCTCTGATTTCATCTAGGTGTCGAAAACAACCTACGCAATAATTTTCACTATTTAAACGGCAAACAAAAACGCAAGGGCTAGCTACGGGCTTATAGGTACTGTTTATGTAAGAATCTGTCGACATTTTTAGCAACTTCGTCAGTAGTTTGTCCTAGAAAACTTGCAAATGCAGCTAGTAGCTTAAAATCATGCTCGTTGTCAAAAATACTATTATGAATGGCTAAATACCCTGCTAGTTGTGCAGGGGCATAGGCTTCTGGTCCAAAACCAAATACTTGATAGAGCACATAGCGATAAGTGCCTTTGTCTACAATATCACCTTGATAGATGCGGCGGCATACTGCACAAAACACTTTTAGTTGATCTTCTTTGGACAAGCTATTCCAGTACTGTTCACTATCTTGTTCAATCTCATCCATAGCCTCATTCCAAGCATCACTAGCTTTAGCCAGTGTATCTACTAAGTCTTGTTTTTGAGTATCCATATAAGTCCTTATGGTGCCCCGTGCTAGAATCGAACTAACAATTCATGATTACAAGTCAAGTGTTATGCCATTTAACTAACGGGGCTATATTATAGAATGTGTTTATCTAGTTCACGTTTTGAAACAAGCTGCTCAAATGTTTGAAACGTGCGCTCAAACTTAAGTTGGTATAGTTGCTTAAGTCCTATCAAGATATTAAGCATATCGTCATTAAGATTGAGCTGTTCGCTGTTAATAACAACATCTAGGTCATCAACAATGTGCCAGCAGTCTAGAATTTCTTGTTCAAGGTCAAAACGATCTTTGTTCATTTGAGTAAGTGTTTTAGTCGATTAGCAGCTCCGGTAGCTGCAAAGGCTTGTGGTTTGATTCTGGCTTGAAGATTGCAAGTACTTTTTATGTATCCAAGAGCTTGACTAACAACATGATTACTTGCGTACTTTTCACTGGGATTTATATCTAGGTGAATTTCTACATCTCTGTCTTTAAGCACATCTTCTAGTGCCAAGAATAGTTCTCCGGCCTTATAAACCTCTTGCATTAAACGCATAGTAGGTTTATTTTTATGCTTATCGTAATCACGCTCACGAACAATTTGCCCAAATACTTTACATCCGTGCTTGCCCTCAATATGGGCTACAATGGCTATGTGATAGTCTGCGTACCATTTATTGTTAGAGCAAACACGTTCTGAATCTACTCCAAGGTAGATTTTGGTACTTGGTTTTTGCTGTTGAATAAATTGTTTGATTTGTTCTAAGTCAAATTTTTTCATGATTTATGGTGCTGATAACAGGATTCGAACCTGTGACCTCTTTCTTACCAAGAAAGTACACTACCTCTGTGTTATATCAGCCATGGCTGTCTAGGCTGGGATCGAACCAGCGACAGGGTGATTAACAGTCACCTGCTCTACCTACTGAGCTACTAGACATTATCTGTGTGCAATATTTAACACATATTTGTATACTTGGGCTCTACCAACATCTCCTGATTCGATTAGTTGTATAGGCGGTTTAAGATCAAATGCTCGATTAGGTGACTCGTACCACTTATTTACTAGTTCTCGAGACCCAAGCATACTAAACAAATACGCGTTAAGGGTTGGGTAAAGTGGGTATTTATATGTTGTTTCCATAGTACTAGACACTATCATATCCGTTTAATGCCAATCGTGGCGGGCATCCCTACTAGTGGTCTGTGGCTAAACAGTAGTGGGAGAGGTCTAGCCTCGATAGTCAGGCCAGGCTAGCTAAGCCTGCTTCGCTTTCGGGTCTAGTGTTATGGTGCGACTGGCCGGACTCGAACCGGCACGCACAAGGCGAGGGATTTTAAGTCCCTTGCGGCTACCTATTACGCCACAGTCGCAAATGGGTTAAACCTCAACAGTGCCAAACTCGTACTGAATGTACATACGAGCATATTCTTGTCGCATTTGATTTACGTCACGAATTGAACAGTACGGCCCTCCAAGAATCTGAAAGTCTTTGCCTTTTAGCCAGTCTTGCAAGGCTGCTTCGCGTGAGCGATAGCGGCGACCATAGGCAGGAATCAAGAACAAGGGAGTAGTAACTTGCTGCAAGGCTGTACAGTGGTTCATTTGGTTTCCTAAATCAATCACAGAAACAATATTATAGCATCGCTGAGGTTTAGGGTCAAGACAAAATTTTTCGTGGCCTCCTAGTACGGACTCGAACCGCAACTAATAGTTTTGGAGACTATCGTGCTGCCATTACACCACTAGGAGAAGGGGATCACATAGCCATGTAATCTTCTTTACCACAGCCACACTCGGGACACTCAAAGTCGTCGGGAAGCAATCCCCATTCGCCTTCAAGATCAGTGTCATGAACATGACCACAAACTACACAAACCATATCACTCCTCATTTGCTGCCTCCTGTAGTCGACGATAACCTTCAGCATGTTTTTGCTCAATTCGAGCCAGTGCGCCAAAGCGTTTTGTTGCCATTTCAAGTAGTTCTCTAAATTCATCAGCATGAATCTTACTCTCTCGTGCTTGTTCGTGTGCTTCTTTAGCGTCCAGTTCTCTGCCTTCGTGAATAGCTTGTTGCTCCATTTCAGGATACATTACTGTATATTCGTAAGTTTCACCATCAATGGCCATTTGAATGCACTCTAGGATGTCGGGTTCGCCGATTAAGAGCTGAAGATGACTATGGGCGTGTTTGATTTCTTGTTCGGCGGTTTGATAAAAGTGATCAGCAATTTTATATTGGCCCAGCTCATCTGCTAGACGACCAAAATACAAATATTTAGCATAAGCCTGACTCTCGCCAGCAAATGCTGCTTCCAAATTTTTAATAGTTTGTGACATTTGTGTGTCCTGTGTGTTGGTTGCGCAGGAGGGACTCGAACCCTCAACTCCAGCTTATGAGACTGGTAAGATGCCTTTTCTCTACCGCGCGTCTGTTGTTATTGTGATTTGTTAAACCAGCCGCCACTTTGCGACCATTTACGCTCAAGTTCTTCTAGTTCTTTGTGATCTTGGGGGCCGTATTCTTTGACATAATCCTCGAATGTGTACGGACGAACACACTCCAAGACGCGCTGCCATAGCTCAGCGACTTTCATTATTTACAAAGCCGTAGAGTTCTTTGGCTCGTTCCAAAATGTCTTTGAAATCATAGAATTTGGGCATATGTTTAGCCCAATCTTCTGGCTGAACTTGGCCAAGCTCTACCATTTGTTGATAGCTTTGTTCGGCAAACTGTTTGTTAGCTTGAAACTGGTTTTCAAGATAAGTCTGAGCAAGTTGCAGAAGCTCAGTACGAATCTCATAGGGATTTTTAGTTGTCATTATAACCTCGTGTGTTGTGTGTAAGGAGCCGGTTACCTGTCCGGCATAGCACTTATCGTCTGCTATGGTTAACGCTATACTCTTACGCCGGTATAGAATGCGACTATAGGTATTAAGGCTCTATAGCTAACCGAAACTGGTAGCCGATGCTGGGATTGAACCAGCGACCTCTGCTTTATCAAAACATTGCTCTACCACTGAGCTAATCGGCTGTGGTGCTGCTTCCCCGGATCGAACAGGGTTCCACGATTCTTCAGACCGTTGCTATGACCACATCAGCTAAAGCAGCAATTAGGGGTGACTGACGGGTAACGCTCCCGCTAGCAAAACAGGTTCACAGCCTGCTCCCTCACTTTTTGGGTTCAGTCACACCTAATTGTTCTTGGAACCACTGAAAGGAATCGAACCTTTATCTTCTCGTTCGTAGCAAGATATTCTTGTCCATTGAACTACAGTGGTTTTGTTGGTCTGAGTGGCAGGATTCGAACCTGCGATCTTCTCGCCCCAAACGAGACGGATTGAGCCTGACTTTCCTACACTCAGATAGTTGGTACACCCAACGGGAGTCGAACCCGTCTCTACACCTTGAAAGGGTGTTGACCTAACCGATAGTCGATGGGTGCTTATTTTTTAGGTTTTTCTTCTTTTTTAGGCTTTTCGTTTTCGCGGGCATGAATAGCTGCTTCAGCAGCCTTACACGCCGCTAGGGTATCAAACTGACAATTGCCTTTTTGACCGTATTTGTACTTACCATTTGAACATTTATAGCAAGGCATAATTAATCCAGTGCAGGAATTTTTGTTAGAGTTTTTACCTTATGCCCTACAATAGTGTCTGTAGGTTTGTATTCGCCGTCTTGTTCACGGTAAACACGAATAAGAGCCCCTGGATCATCCGGTGTGCCTGTAATCTTAAAACTAGAGTTGGGGATTTGCTCCTCGCCGTCTGTAATTACTTTGGTAACTTTGCCTCTAGCTACACCGCCACTAGAGTTCCACCTAACGCTATCTCCGCGTTTAACATTTTTAGCTTTAATAATTATGCTATCTAAAGCGGCTATTAGTTTATCATGATCCATAGTATTCTCCGTGGCAGTGAGTGTGGGATTCGAACCCACGGTCCCAGTTTCCTGAAACGACGGTTTAGCAAACCGTTGATTTAAGCCTCTCATCCAACTCACTAAATTTTATATTTGTAGGAATTTATTTTAGATAAATCACATCCAAGTGCTTTTGCTCTCTTTTTTATTCCTACATCTGAGTAATTAAATTTTTTACCTAAAGAAACCCAAGAATTATAAGGTATAAGACTATCTAATAATTCTTTGGTTATTTCATTGTTTTTTACTGTTGATTCATGAAAGCATTTTGTACTACAGTATTTTACTGTTTTATTTATTTGTTTAAATAAAGTTTTACAAACTGTGCATGATATTGTAGACGTATTACTTAAGTTATGTAATAATCCATGTTCTTTATTAGTTAATACTTGTAGATTATCTGGATCATTATTTAATTTATTACCATCTATGTGGTGTACGTGTTCATTACTTTTTAACCATCTGCCTATTTTTAGGCTAGCAATATGTCTATGTAAATAAACAGACCCATCAGAAGAATAACTTAGAGGATGTTCAGGGTCTCTAAATTGCTGGTATCCGGCCTTTAGGCCTTCTAATATTTTAATAGGTTTAGTGTACATTTGTGTACTCCTGCAAGAGTATTAATAGGCTAGTTAATTTTGCAGAATTAACAGGGGAGCTACCCTTTTCGCCTTAAGTGGTACTAGCACTAGGATTCGAACCTAGACCGTGCCCCAATCTAGAGCCATGCCGAGGTATAAGCTCGGAGTTCTACCATTAAACTATGCTAGTAAAGTTTTCCATATTGAAACACACTATGCCACGCTATGAACCTGGACTCTTAGTAGTATGTTTTAATATGGTGGATGCAGGGGGATTCGAACCCACAGCTTACCGGTTAAAAGCCGGTTACTCTACCGTTGAGTTATGCATCCAGTTTGCGATTTAGTTTACCACGAATTTGCTTGTGGGTTTTGGTGTGCGATCCAGCACGACGTTTATGTGCTAGAGCCACAAGGGGATTACGAGGTTTTATTTTCACAAGTTATCCTATATAGATTGTTTGGATCATATTGAGGCATTTGCCATTGTGGAGCCTTCCAGAGGTGTGGATTATATTCAGGAATTTGCCACAAGTTACATTGGCCTACAATAAGGGTTACTTCGGCATCGTCTGGTAGAGCTTGTAAGATAATTAAGGCTTCTTGTTTTGTCATTTTTTCTCTTTCAATCAACGCCGAAGTAATAATTATACACTATTAGTTTGATAAATTCAAGATTAAATTTGCCAAGGTTTTTTCAGCTTCACAATATTGATAAAACCCATGGGCACTAACATCTTTGCTACAACCAATTAAATTGTTTACTGCATCTAGGATGTCTTGCTGCTCTTGGGTCAATGTTTCTCTAGTAACGATTAACATAATATATTTATTTATAGTTTGAAATAATTGACCATATATGTTGACTACGTACTAACATGATTGATTCATATGGATTCTGTAAGACTATTTCAGTTTTATCGTCTATTAATGATCCATCTGCTGTAGTAACTGTAATCTTCCTAGTTCCCAGTGGCGGACCCATCTCCGCCTTAATTATAAGTGTCTGACACTTATCTGATTTTTCTGGTAGTGTAATAGTAACGGGTCCCTTACTATTAACTCCGATGTAGTAGTCTGTTGGTTCCGCCTCATAGTCTTTGAAGATAACACGGCTAGTGTTTGTACAAGCAACACTAGGGCCTGGAGGTCCGGGCGGTCCTGGAGGTCCGGGCGGTCCCGGCATACCAGTACCTTGATGATTTATGATAACATCATTATCGCTAATACCTTGTCCACCAATAGGTGGGGGACAGTAGGAATTAAATATCCAAGGAGGAGGTAAATAATACGGATACATATAATAATCTCCTAGTAAAAGTGCCCCCGTGTCTTGTGAACAGGGGGCTAACCAATAATTAGAGATTATCTAATGTTAGTATTTGTGTTTGTTGGGCTAGCAGTAAGTGTACCGCTTCCAACATTAATTGCTTCATTATTTGAACGAATGTTCTGTGCTAGACCCCAAATAGCATTGTAGAGCTGACCCCACTGTTGCTGCTGTTGAGCCTGCTGTTGCATTTGATTGATGTTGTTGGTTGTAGTAACCTCAACACCACGAGCAACTGCGCCATTGTCTAGTTTAGCTTGTAAGGCGATAACTGCTGCATTTGCATCACTTAGCTGACGGTTTAGGGTAGCCTCATACTGTTGAGTAATTAAGGCACGAGTTTTGTCGCCATCAGCACTAATGTCCTTGCTGAGCTCATAACGGTTTTCCATTACTTGTTGCTGAATACCGTTTAGCTGTTGTGCTAAAACCATAGTACTAGCATTAACTGCTGCTGTTGTAGCATCAATACGACCAACAACATTACCAGTTGTGCGACCAATTTCTGCAACAATAGCTGCGCTTTGTGCTGCCTGAGATGATTCCATGGCTGCTGTGCCAACAGCTACAGCTTTGTCTACTGCACCAATAGATTGCATTAAGCTCATATTGGCTTGAGTTTGCTCGGGCGGGTTACGAAGAACCGCTCCAGCTGCTGCGCCTTCGCCTCCGAATAGATTGCCGTTGTTGCGTAAGAGTGAGCCTAAGATAAGACCGCCAATAAGACCACTGCCTCCGAAAAGGCTGTCGCCACCGCTCATCATCATTCCTGCAGGGGTGATTGATTCTGCCATTTTGTTCTCCTGTTATTATTTTTATTTTGGAGTTTAAAAACAACAAGAAAGGCCGGCACGCCTTCTTGCCGACCTTAATCACATGACTAAGGATTTTTCTGTGATTACATCAAACTCGTCTAAGGTTAAGCACTCGTCATGCCGTGCTAACAATTTCATGTTTTCAATCATATAGTTTATATGATCTTGCGTTACTTTAGGATCTTTTGCGTGTTCTAAGAGCTTTTTTAAGAGTTTAGGGCTAACCTCTATCTCTACGAACTTATAATACTTATCGCCCATTAAAAACCCTCCCTGTCAACTATCATATCATAGTGTTTCATGGTAAGGAGAGTATTTGTCTGCATTAGCCTGACTAAGTGTTCTGCTACAAAATGCAAATCCTTGTCGGATGTAGCATCTTCACGAGCAAATTCCATTAGTCTAAGCATTAGCGGAACATCGACTGAAACAACGTCTAATCCGTTATATGCCATCATACACATCTCCGTGTGTTTAAAAATTCCCTTGCGGGGCCGTTTGGGTTGGTTCCCAAATCTTATTGGATGGTGGACCGCCGGAGGATCGAACTCCGACCTATGCCGTGCAAAGGCACCGTGCTCCCATTATCACTAGCAGCCCATTAATAATAATATACATGAGGTTTACGACTAACTTGTGGCGGATCTAATAGATCCAAATCTTTAGCATATTTTATGTTGGCTTCCCACACCCGCCCAGCTCTGCGCTGAGGCCGGGTCATTGTTAGTCGTACCCACCATCCCGGGGACTTTGCCCACCAGCGATGATGACAATAAGTTCTTGGTTTTTTGGTTTTCCGGCCTGCGACTTCAATGCGTCGATAACCTAAACGGCAACCAAAGTCTATGGCTAGTCGAACTGTATTATAGTCTAGTCGCTCTTCTGGCCACTTAATATCTTCAGGTTTATCTTTATATGTACGACTCATAAAACCTCCTGAAACCATAGTTCAACATACTGGATTTTAGCAGTGTTACCGCATAAATGAGGAACGACCTCAACTACACCAGTATGGTGAACTATGGCCCCACTCCCTAAAGTGGATTCATAGTGTCTTTTGACTCTTGGGCGACGGCCCGCAGGTCTAAAATATCCAGTTACGTAGTCCACCATCACTTGTAACTTTTTTCGCATAGTGCGCGGTATAGTCTAGGGATACGACTATTTAAGCGTTGCGGGAACTTTTGCTAGAATTGGCCTTAGCCAGTTCTGTTACTCTTTATACACATGGCATATGAGCTATGCAGGAGCTCATCCCTGCTTGCTCTAGGCTCGGCCGGTTACGTTATTCGGCACAGTATCATTACGGGGGACGACCCCATCCTAGTCACCAGCCTAGAGTTTATAGGTTCAGCGTGAGCAGCGCAGTTACGGGTGTTGACTAGAAATAAGTTTTCCCATTTCAGGCTTTAGAGTGCCTTATCGGGCCAGTCAACAGCCATAGTATAGCTAACTGCAGGTGAGGTTGGCCCATACTATGCCTATGGGTGTCCTACTTATTAGTCAATTAGCTATACTATGGTGGATGCGGATGGATTCGAACCACCAGCGTTTCTAGTGTCACGAGTTTACAGCCCGCTGCCGTCAACCATTTGGCTACGCATCCATAGTAAAGTATTTTGCTTACTGCCTGCTTGCGCATGAGTTAATCTTCCCGCCATATGATCCCGCTAAAGATCGGCTACGATTAACTTCAGCCCGCTTTAGGGATATACCGGCCGGATACCCTTATTTCTCTGGGCTGCAATGTCCTGTTTATTTCACCTAGGACGAACAAAATACTTAACTATGGCTAGTCTATGTTGTTTTTACCAAGCTCTATGCTTAATCAGGATTTGCACCTTTTTGGAACGGATACTCTGAATACCCATTTTTAACATTGACTATCTACCATATTAGAACATATTAGAGTAAAGCTATAGCATCTGGATTTTTGCACAAAGCTTTCACCGAGCTAAAATATTACTGTGCCAATATGCTCTAGTATGGTGCCCTGGGACGGACTCGAACCGTCACGCCGAAGCACTGGCTTCTAAGACCAGCGTGTCTACCAATTTCACCACCTGGGC